TCGAATAAACCTTTGTTTTTTCTGCATTTTCATCCACCTCATCCTGCACATCCGCAATTTGTCCGGCCAGGACAAAATCATCTGAACGCACGGCGGATGTGGTGCTCGATGGTGCTGTCAGTGATGCTGGAGTAGCCTTGGGTGGTGGTGATGGAGGCGTGACCTAAGATGCTCTGTATAACAGGAAGTGGAACACCACGGGCAAGGAGTAGCGTCGCACAGGTGTGCCGGGCACAGTGCCAGGTGATGTGCTTCCTGATGCCGGAGCGGACAAGCGCATGGGCGAGCGTCCGGTTGGACTGAGCATTGGTATGTAGCCGGAATGGTGGGGAGAACGTGAGGGACTTCCCTTGGAAGATCGTGGAAACGGGGATGCGGACCTCGGAGTGTGTCTTCCGCATCTGGAGGATGAGCCATTGCCGTCGGTTGATGCGCTTGAAGTGACCGGGCGTGATTTGCTGCAGATCCGAGAAACGCAAGCCGGTATAGGTGGCGAAAAGAAACGCCTTGGCCACCTCCTGCTCCCTGGCAGGGAGCGACGGAAGGTTTTCTTCTATCTTCTTCAGTTCTTTTTCAGTGAGCGTTTCTTTGTGAACCGGCTGTGTATGGATGCGGTACTTGCGGAAAGGATTGGACGTGATGATGTCCATGTCGAGAGCCAGATTCAGGTAGCGTCTGAGGATACGCATCTGTTTGGCGATGGTGTTGACGGAGTACCCATGTTCACGAAGGTGCGTCTCATAGTCCATCAGGAACCTGTGGTTTAAGTCGGCGAACGTGACATCAGGACGGAAGGCAGTGAGCCGCATGTGCGCGTTCCTGTGGCTGATCTTGGTGTTCTCGCAGACGGGAGCCTGCTCGATCTGCTCTTTCATCCAGGAGAGGAATGGCCGTGTGTCAGGAACCGTAGAAGCACGTACAGACTTTGACAGTCGCGTGCTGTCACCAATAATCCGGATATAATACTGGTCCTCCACTTGAATTTGAATGAGTGCGTTCGTGCCTTGCAGCTGCTCCGCGATGCCGTTGATGATGTTCTGAATATCCATTTTTCGGCAAAGGTAGCGTATTTTTTATGATGGATAAAAACAAAAAGGGCTGGAGCATCTGCTTCAGCCCTTGACGCTTACCCCCGCATACACTATCTTGCAGGCAGATAGTGTAGATCTCACTCCAGAACGGAGTTCATAAGTTCCTCACCGGGGCAGGAAAAAGAAAAGTCCCCGACCTGTACGCAAAGCTCTCTTACCTTCTTTTTGCACGTAAATCCACCACCGGAGGAAAGGCCGGGGACTGTATGTCCTCTTCTTTCTCCAATGGTGGATTTTTATGATACGTGAAGGTAAGAGATTGCAAAAATAGTAACTTTTTACAAAATTTGCGTATGAAACTTGCAGAATTAATTGAATTTAACAAGGAACTGTTTCAAAAGCTGAAGCAGGCAGGTGTCCGTCTCGATGATTACAAGTATTGTGATCTGTACCGTGACTACCTGGAAATGTCCCAAACAATGCCTAACCGCAAAGGAATATTCCTGACACTGGCACAACGCTACGGAATTACAGACCGGCAGGTGTACAACATCATTAACCACATGGAAAAGACAGTATGACAGCCATTTGAAAAATCCGCTTCAACGCTGAACGCATCCCTTCATGCCATTTTAACGGTAGGTTGCGATTTTATCGCAACAGATAGATAACTTTGCCTTGTCCTTTTGACAATGCAACTCTATTTATTCACAAACACAAAAACCAAACAACTATGGCATTAGAAATGCAAGACCTTATGGCTTTGAAGTCAATGGGCAACGAGGGTGGCATGACACCCTACGAGCAGTACATGGTCGGTTACAAGCAGAGTAAGAAACCTTCAGGCGTGGCTATCGCAGGACTCACCGTCGGCGTGGTAGGCGCAGTCGCCGGTGTCAGCGCATGGATCTTCGGAGGCATGTACGCTAACGCCAAGGGCAACGAGGCAAAGGAGGCTGCCAACACTGCTAAGGAGGTGGCCGTCGCCAAGAACGACGGACTGCGCGACCTCGTGCAGACGCTTGCCGGAACACTGGCAGCAGAGCGTAATGAGCGCATCCAGGGCGACTACTCCATCACCCAGACAGTCAACGACACTGTGTCGTCTGCTCAGCAGGGAACTCTTACCGCCCAGCAGGCAGCAGAACTTGCCGCTTCACAGGCTACACAGCAGGTGATGCAGCAGACGTTCGCCGATGCTGTCACAGGCCGCTCCAGCCTGAACGCAACGCCCGTACAAATCTACTCGGCACCACAGCCTTGTGGATGCCCCGGCGGTTGCGGTTGCAATGGCTAAACGGCTTTCTCGGTAGGCGGCGGCTTTGCCGTCGCCTACCTTTCATCTAACCACTCACGGCAATGAAATGGTTCAAAAATAAAAAAAGACAACTGGAAATGATTCAAGCACTCCGCCCTACATCCAAGGCCACACTCAAAATGCAGTGCCTGATTATCTGCAAGGCCGACATCGAAGAAGCTAACAAACTCTACGACTTCTTCGCCAAAGACATGCCGGACTTGCCCGACTACGACCCGGCACCGCAGACGTGGGTTGACAACACCAAGGACATGGCCAACGGAATAATGGGCTGGCTCAAAGAAAACCAGTCAACTCTCGTTCAGGGCTACGACTTCATCCGCACAGTCATCGCCAAGCGAGGACAGCTACCAGAATTACCCGTAGGCGACGGTTCCGCCGCCGCTACAACACCCCTCCCGCCCATCAATGAGTAATGCAAATTTATAATGCATAATGCTTAATTCATAATCGCGCAAAGCGCGACAACTCTAAATTCTAAATTCTAAACTCTTAACTTAAAATGCAAGTATTCCCAATTACCATAAACATCTACGCCGAGAACGAGCAAGAGGCAGATGCTGCTCGTCATGCACTCGGAGGCTTTGTGGACCAGATGGGACAACAAGGCATCGCCGTTACAGGCAATAAGATAGCCGACGGTATAGCCCGATGGCAAAGAAACGCTTTCGTTAAACAGCAGATCATCAATCATTTCAGAAAAAGTTGAATATGCTGCATCACAGCAGCCCTAAAACAAAACCATCATGGCAGAAACAAAACAAAACCAGCTACCAGCAGGCGAAGGCCCAGCCGTCGCTGAACAGCCAAAACCACGCCCATGCCCGCAAGACTGCAACCGGTGCGGTATCTCACAGCAAATCTTCTGTTGCACCCGTATGCTCTTTGACCTCTCACGCGCACAGATGGAAGCACGCCAGCAAATCGCCGCTGTGGAAAAATCCATTGCAGACATACAGATGCAGCTGCAGCCAAGGGAAAATGACACACAGCTATCCATCCCCTTCATCGAAAACGGTTAAGTGTTTCGCTGAGTCACAGCGAAAAAGAAATGAAAAGCACAAGAGGAGGACGGTGCAGAGAATAGGTCCTCACAGAAATAAACCCACAAAACAATTTTAAACTATGGCTTGTAATCAAAATGGTAAGACTTATTTCAACAGTCTGACCCCGTACCCCGGAGGCACAGATGCCTCTACCAGTTATCTTCTGGACTGCACGCACTACACCTGCGGCAACCGCCAGATGTGTGTCAACGCCGACGGATTCCCGTTGGCAAGTAACTTCGACATTCAGGTGATCGGCACACCCCGCCCCGTCGGCGACAGCGGAGAGTACTGCTGCGACATCCGCTGCATCTGCGACCTCACCTACCAGCAGGTCTATCGCTGCGGCAACGGATGCCCGAACAACTGCCTGCAGACGGAGAAGGTCATCGTGACCAAGTGCATCCCATGCCCTTCAGCCGACGTGCCTACCGTAACCGCTCTCGGTGTGAGCGCATCGCCAGTGGGAACATCCTGCGGCTGTCCGTCCACCAACGTTGCTGAAGTGGAGTTCGCTTTCACCGTCGCCACCGGCGCGTAAAACCGACTGACTATGGACTGGAGGGATATTGCAGCAATCGTGTTCATCTGCACGACGGTCAATCACCTCGGACTGATTAAGGCGATTGAGGAAAGAACAGGGCGAGAATTGCCTGTCATTAACTGTCCTAAATGCTTCACTTTCTGGAGCGTGTTAGTGTGTGGAATGGCGGATTCTTCACTCTTCACTCTTCACTCTTCACTTACGCTGCTTGCAATATCCCTCCTCTGTTCATACATCGCCCTTTGGCTTGAATTATTCATGTATGCTATTGACACATTATACAACAGAATATATGGCAAAATCGAAAACAACGACCGCAAAGAAGACGAAGGACGCTCCCGTTGAGTCTGTTGCTGTGACACAGGAAACCACGGTGCCAGAAACGTCAGTTCCTGTTCAGAAACCGAAGCAGCGATCTTCTCCAGTTTCCGTCCGTCGCGCACCCGTTCAATATACGCCCCGCATCCCGACAGCCCGCTGTCCATGGTGCTAATTAAAAAGTAAGAACCAAAAAAAGTAAGATTATGAACACTCCACAAGAACTGAAAGAGCAATACTACATGCTCTACGACTACATGGCCCAGAGCCGTGACCCGAAGAACATGAAAGCCTTCGGCAAGGTAATGACTGAGATGATGGAAGCCATGTTAGAGAAAATGCCGGCAGAAGCCCAGGAAATGATACAGAAGCTGGAGGCTATACGCTGGAACCAGTATCTCACGCCCAAAGAGGCCGAAGCCATCGTGGCCAAGATGAACCCGGCAGCACCGTGGAAACGCGACGTGTGGAACAAAGCAATGGCCGACCTCGGCATTCCTACCGAGGAAGCCCCGTGCTACAACTCATGCGCACTTTGGACGGAGATGAACAAACAGTATTCCGACCATGCCGCAACCATCGCCGAGCGCTTCCTGAAGAAACCGCTTGAAAGCATTCCTGCAGAAGAAATCGTGCCGGGCATATACGGACTTGCCATCGACGCCCTGAAGGATAAGGACGGCGTTTATAACATCCGCTCGTACTTCGGACTGTAAACGTCAAACAAACGGCAGTGTTACAGCAGTCGGAGAAATGGATTCTGCGCTCAAAGCCTTTGCCAGAAGAAAACTCTTGGAGGAGATCTACAATAAGATGTCCGACGAGGAGAAACGTCTGTTCGTTCAGCTCACCATGCAGAATGCAAGTGCCGAAGAGATAAAGGCGGCACTGGCCCGGCAGCAGACGCAGCTCGAACGTATTGAGCGCAGCCAGAACTGGTATGTGGACTTCGGTTCCGACGTGGCAGCAAATATACTCACGGACAGCCTGATATGGATCGCCAGAAAACTGTTCAGAAAATAAACCACCTACATTTCGCCGTGGATGGTTCGCGGATGCAAAAGCTAAAAGCCGACGCATCCGCGTTTCCTTTGCCCTTGATTTCTGTTCCGTTATCCCGTAATTTAGTATTAACAATATAACGAAATAACAACATGAACAACTGTAAGGAATTTGACCTCGACGACGTGATGGCCATTACAGCCATACCCATTGAAAACATACCTGCAAGCTCACCGCCATCAGTATCTAATCAACTGACGCCGGTTATCGACGGAACAGAATTTGACCCGTCAATGACCGGTGCAATTACCATAGGACTTCAGCCGGCATCGTCAGGCGGAATGCTGATACCTATCATCCACACGACAGGAAAAGCCAAGGATGATGAGTCTGACAGCGTGGCAGGACGAATGCATACCGTCAACGTGACGTGCCGCGTCGATGACAGGGATAGTGAGACGTGGGACTACCTGCTCAGGCTGGAACGTACACCGCGACACCTCCTGCTCACCTTCCGCGACCTTTCACGCGGCTTCGTGTCTGCAACAAGGGACACCTATCTCTGCAACGTAGAGCGCGACGGCGCAAAGACGAATGTCACGTTCCGCATCCAATGCCTGATGGGCATACAGCTTATAAGCTGAGCATTATGCATTATGAATTAAGCATTAAAAAGTTCTTCCTCATCTCGTCAATAAGTTTCTTGTGCTTTGTGGCCATTGCTGTAAAGTGATTGCCGTAGGTAAGGTTGATATTGCCGAAGAAAGCAATGTCCGGCAACAGGATGGCCGTATCACCCTGCTGCACGTTGCGGATCGTCAGCCGATCACCAAAAGGATTCTCCGTGAGCCAGCCGTTTGCCGCAGGGGATTTCTTTTTCCGTAGGTCGGCGACAAGTGTGAGATGCTTGACGACATTGAGCTTGCCTTTGCCGTCCATACGCATCCACTGTTTCTGCATGATGTTCTTTACTGTTTCGGCGGCGGCGTCGGGAAGGGCTGGAACTGCCAGCAGCATTTCCGTCTCACTGTAGCGCGTCAGTATGTGCGGCAGTAGCTCCGCCAGTGACAAGTCGCCATAACCGTGCCAAAAGGCTGTTCCGTTCTCTCCGAGTTTGCTTCTCAGTGCAAGCAGGTGTTTCTGCGTGCAGCAAGGTTCTATCTGTAGCATAGTCTTTCGTCGTTAAATTTGCTGTGTATGCTGCTGTGTCACGGCAGCCTGAATTGATTACAACAAAGCCCAGACTTATTGAGCCTGGGCCTCGTCGTATGTAGGAAGGGGAATTAATCAGTGATGATAACCTCGTCGCCTGTCTCGTCGGTGAAGGTCTGGTCTTCATCCTGCTGGATGGTGCCGTACCACTTCATTACAGGATAAACCTGATAACCGCAGGTGACAGTGAAGGTCTGTCCGTGGTCGTCGCCACGTGCAGTGCCGCTGTCGGCTGCTACACCCCACTCGGCCTCGCCAAACTGGTTGCCGATGACCTTGTACTCCGTACCATCCTCTGTCACCTTTCCGGTCGGGAAGAAGAACAGGTTCTTGTCGGAGTTGTGCAGCGTGCGGCTGACGAGAGCCATGTCATCCTCGTTCAGCTCCACACGTCCTGTACCCGTGTGGGTCCAGCCCTTGCCCTGGCCGTTGTCCTCAGAAGTCACCTGACCCGTCTGACTCTTGAAGTCGATACGGAAGCCTTTGAGGGCTGCAGGCTCGCCTGACGAAGCACCGGCAGGAGAAATGACATACTGGTTCTTGGCATCGTTCACGGCAATGCTGTGAATGTGATCCGCATCCAGGGGCACAACGAATACGTGGTTGCTCAGTCCGGAGGGGTTCTCCTTACAGTCGCTGCCGCTGGAGAGTACGTTTTTTAAGTTGCAAGCCATAATCTAATTTTGTTTTTGTGTTGGTATTCGTGAAACGTAAGTCAGAGGGCGGCGGTCAGGCAGCAAATGTCCGGCCGCCGCTCACCTCCGATGGTGATAGTTTAGTCGCTGGAAGAATCGCCGCTGGAAGCATCCTCTTCCTCGAACATGGCAACGAGATTCTCAACACCACCAGTAAAGGTGTAGTTGTAGGGATTGGCAATGGAACCATCGCTCCACCCTGTGAATACGAAGCCGCTCTTCGGCGTGGCAGCCACAGTGATGACATCACCCTCAGCATAGAGATCCTTCTGACCGCTGCTGATGGCCACGGTACCCTCGTTCTCGTCACTGCTTGATACAGTGAAGATGTCGGCGATGTAGTCGCCAGGCAGCGTGGTGTAGGTGTTCACGGCGTCGTTGGTGGCGAACACTTCAGGAGCGAAGTCACGGATGCGGACGCAGGCACGGCCGTTGGCCTGGTAGTCGAACACGCGGAGGTCGGTGTTCACCTGGCCGATGCTGATGAGAGCGTCGTTCTCGCGGTTGCCGCAAACAAACTCCAGGTTGCCCTCGACGGTGGCGATCAGCTGACCGCCGGTACCCATGGCAGAAGAGGTGGCGAGGGTGACGTTGGGCATCTCCACAAACTTCCAACCTGCCTGAAGCACGGTGGGGGCAATCTGTGGGTAGGTCTCCATGTAACCCTTCACAGCCTTGCGGCAGAACTCGTCGCTGGCGTAGATGTACACCTTCTGCTCGGGCTTCTTCATAGCGGCACTCAGGCCACCGTAGAAGGCGGTAAGAATCTCATAGACCTGCTTGGCGGTCTTGCCTGCGATGTCGCCAGTCTCAATCAGGTTGCCGTTGGCCACGCTGATAGAGCCGTCGGTGCGGCGCTTGGCGATGATGGTGTAGAAACCGTCGAAGAGCGAGAGACCCAGCTTGGCCTGGTTCTCGGCAGTCTCAGGCAGTGAGCGGTTGGCCTTGTTTCCGAAGAAGACGTTGGCACGTACATCCTCGGCAAAACGACCGGAGAGTTCCTTCAGCAGGAAGGTGGTGTGCTCGGCGCTCTCGGCGACATTGGTCTCCTGGAACGGGCCTTTCTCCTTGTAGCGCTCAATAGAGTCAGAGGTGTGAAGATAGATGGACTCTACCTTGGCGGGATTGTCAACAAACTTTCCGAGCTGAGAGCTCTTCACGTTGCCGACCACATAGGGGCGTGCCTGAAGGCCCTGACGGGAGAAGATGTAACAGGTGTCGATATTCTCGACATCGGTTGTAACCTTCATGCCCAGGTCCTCAAACATCGAGTCAGTGAGCAGATAAGCCTTGGCTACCAGCTCGGGATGGATCGTCTCTTTGACGGTCTGAATCTGTGCAATACTTAATGCGTAAGCCATAATAGTTTTGTGTTTTGAGGTGAATATTTTGTGTTCGTGTTGGTTACTGCGAAATTACATAAAAGCGTTATGAAAGTCAAGGGCAACTATTTCAAAGCCTCCCGAATCTCCTCGTAGCTCATTCCGGGCTTGATGCGCTGCTGCTTTTCAGGCTTGGGCTCGGCACCCGTTCCGTTGGCGGAAGGTACACCGCTCTCAGCTGTCACCATCGGCGTAGGCTTCTCACTGAGTTCCTTCACTTCGGCTTTCAGATCATCCACCTGCTTCGCCAGCTTCTCGTTAGCGGCCTTCAGTTCGGCAATAGTCTTGTCCTTTTCTTCGAGGTTCTGGAAAGCGAGCGTCAGGTCTTTGGCCTTCAGGTCGCGCTCTTCGGCAATGCCTTCCAGCGTGGCAATAGTGGCATCCTTCTCGCCGGCTTCCTTCTTCAGGACTTCCATGTCGCCCTGCAAGGCAGCAATCGTCTTGTCCTTCTCTTCCACCAATGCCTCGGCGGTATGCAGAGACTCGGTGATTCGGTCAATCTCAGCCTGCGCTTCGGCAATGGTTTCCTCAGAGGGCGCTTCTGTGCCAGCCGCTTCTCCGGCAGGCTGCTCCTCTGTTGCGGGCTGCTCCTGTTCTCCTCCTTCGGGGGAGTTAGAGGGGGCTTCTCCGGAAGGCTCCTCCTCTGCGGCAGGCGCTTCCTCTGCAGCAGGCGCTTCCTCGGTCGCCGTCGTTTCCTCGGTGGAGGGCACTTCGGCTTCCTGTTCCGTATGCTGCGATTCTGTCGCAGCAGCTTCTTCCTGTTCGGCGGCTTTGGCTGCTTCAGCTTCGGCGGCCTTCTTCTCTTCGTCTGTCATAGTGCTATCGTTTTTAGGGGTTGCAACTTCTTTTTCTACTGGTCCGAACATGGTGTCAACTGATTCCTTTACATGTCCGTCGTCAATTATCATCGTGGCTCCGGCATTAGCGGCAACGGCGGCTTTTTGCTGATCGTTCAGATTGGACATTTCCTTCTGCTCTTCCGGTTCCTCCGTGGCCGGCGTCTCTCCGTCGGGTTCGCTTGTGGCGAAGCGTGCTGCAGGCATCTTCTCATCTGCCAGCTCAAACACGCACTCGATGGCACGGTTGTAGTCGCCAATCTCGTCAACCAGAGCACCCATCACGTCTTGTGCTTCGAAAGTCTTACCGGTCAGGTGCTCTTCCTTCACCAACGGACGGTTCTGCCTGACGGTCTCACGGAACTCCTCGCCCAGCTTATCAAGCTCAGCCTGCAGCTTCTCCGTCTTGCCGTCAACGGCCTCACGGTGTTCAGCATTCTTGTCAGGCGATGTCACGCTCACCAGTTCAATGTAGCGGTATCCGTCCTTGTCAATCGTTCCGTTTGGAACGCCCCAGAAAGCACACATCGTACCGATACAGCCCATCGTGTTTCGGCCGTTCATCACAACTGTGCGGTCGCACAGCGATGCAACCAACTGACCGGCAGAGCAGCACAGACCGTCCACCCACGCCACCGTAGGCTTGCCTTTCTCGCGGCAGTCGGCAATGGCCTGCTCGTAGTCAATACGCGCACTGGCAGCACCGCCGGGGGTGTTAATGATGAAGATATGGCCTACCACCTGCGGAATGGTGTTGGCATACATAATCTGGTCACGGTGATCCTTGGAGCCATACGAACACCCGTCACCGTCGCGCGTCACGGGGCCGTCAAGCATCACCACGTTCACAATCTGATCGTCATCGGCCAGTTCCTCGTCTCTCCAGTACAGATGGTTCTCGATACGATGGATGTTGCCAACGTATAGCTTGTCCTCGAAACCCCGTTTCTTGGACAGGAAAAACCCTTCCTTTTTCTCGCCGTCAAAGTCTTTCCCGGCGATGATGGCCACGCGGATGCCTTCTGCGTATTTCTGCGCAGTCTCTACGGGCATGTCATAGAAGGTCTGTTCAAAATAGGCTCTTAACATATTAGTTCTTGTGTTTGTGGGTATTAACCCGTTGTTTATTGCAAATTTACCAAATCGTCATCTATGAGTCAAGGGCAAAGTTTAATGCTTAATTCAATCGTTAGGGTTAGCGTTACCGTTAACGTTATCGTTAGGGTTAACGTTATCGTTATCGTTCCGGCGTCCGATGCGTGGCCGGAAATCCTGTGAACATCTTCTTACTGGTCTGCTTACAGATTTCCCGCTGCCGACGCATGGCAGCCGCACAGGTGCAAGCCTTGTCGCGTTCCTCCTGTGCCTCACGCGCACGCACCGCGTTATATATAGGAGTGTCTATGGCTGCCTGTCCCAGTGCATCGAGGTTTTCCTCGATGTATTCGCATGCCATGGCCATTGCCTGCTGCGCGTCGGTCATACTGTCGCGCCGTGCCAGTTTCACATCTTTCTGAGAACTGGCTGTTGCGTATGTCCCAGATCCGGAGAGCAGGGTGGTCTGTGTGATGGTCGTCCGTCGCCCTTCTACATACAAAGCCAGCGCCGTGCGCAGCATCCCAAGCAGTTCCTCATAAACCACCGTGTCCGTTGCGTCAGCATCGGAGTCGCTGCTGTCTGAATCGCTGCTGGAACTCGCTATACCGTTATCCTGAGATCCCGTTATCCCGAGATTGGCGTAGCGAATTATTTCGGCAAGCAGCTTCCTGCCAATCCTCGGCTTCAGATAGGTGTTCTGGCAGAATCGGATATCCCTCAACAGCTGCACATACGCCATCCTTTCCCCCTTGATGTCGAGGTATTCATTCAGCACCCGTGCCGTCTGAAAAAGTAAATCCTTGTGCAGGTAGAAAGCATCGGCTTCGTTCCACTTGTCCGTAAACAGCTTTCCATCCTTAGCGTCAGCCTCCAGAAACAGCAGCAGTGAGTCAACGGCCCTGCCGGCACTCATCCAGGCATCCTTCACCACACGCTCCATGCGCTTCTCGTCGGCAGGCTCGTAGCCGTCGGCACTCACCATGTTCATGCCGCCACCCTCATTGAACGATACCGTCAGCAACCCAGCTTTATGGGACAGCATCTTGTAGAACTCAATCTGCTGGCAAATGCGGATCAGCCGGATGGTGGCAAGGTCTGTCTCGGACACGTCATGCTCGCCATCGTCAACCGTGGTGTATGTTTCGCGGTAGTTGCCCTGCTGTATCTGCTCCAGGCGTTCCGTCACGTCGGCATAGGCCAGCCGTGCATCCTGTTTGGCCTTTGCCGTGGGGCGCACAGTCGTTGCCGTGATGTCGGTGTATTTCTTACGCAGACGGTCATACTCAGTAAGAAGGAACTGATACAGGCTGTTGCCTAACAGCGGTTCAAGTGCCACCTGCTCTTCTTCTTCCAGATAGCCGAAGAGCTGCTGCGGCCGGTCCCACCGTGCCGTCGGCATCAGCGATATGATTTCGTTTTGTGTTGTGATAAGCATATTATTTGGCGTTATATCGTTATTACTTTATGACGAAATTACGGAAAAACGGCTCGACTATCAAGGGCAGACCACCGCCTTCTGGGTGATAACTTTGTCGTAGTGTTTGATGTTCTTGAATCGCTGTCGCAAAAGTGCATTGACAATCCGCTCGCCAAGGAATCCTCCGATTCGGCTCTGGTAATGCACCGTACTTACTTTGTTCATGCCGATGTGGTAATCTTCCGGGTGGCCGCTAACACGACCGGCAATGTCAAGTCCTACAGTTTCCAGATATTTGTCGAGGATGTCAAACACCGTCTTGACAATCCATCGGAAATCTTCGCGACGCAATATAAACATATTGCAGGCGTACAATGCTGGCAGACGCAACGACTTTTCGTAAGTTGGCCACAGGTCAGGGTAGTCCTTCCTGATAATGTCGCTCACAATGTCTATGTCTTTCACGTTGTGACAGCGGGCATACTGACTTCTCACGTCTGGCCTTATCCTGACAGGTGTGGCGGCAATGGCATCATAGTTCTTGAAGATTTCCGGAATGTCAGGCACGTCGTCCATAAAGGAGTAGTACTTTCTGTAACCGCAGCAGCCCACATACTCAGGAAGGTATTCTCGTTCGGCAATATGTTTATAGAGAATCAATTCGGAATAAAACGAACCCGGCAACCCGTTGCTGCAACGGTCTCCGTCGTATTCTCGTGCATCTACCACCTCGTAGACGGGATTCTTCACTACCGCATTAAAGTCCGTATGTGTGCAGATGTATATCTTCGTGTCGGGACATGTCCACCAGAGGCTTTTGTACTCATTCAGCCACTTGCCGGGCTCTTTATGTCCGCGCCATGAGCCGTGGGCGTAATGTACCATGTAGTCGCGTATCTCTACACGGCGGCCATTCAGCCCGGATTGATTGCAAGCCTCCAGCAGCCACGCTCCCGTGTCGTAGTGGTTGTTGGGCGACTTGGCTGTGAGGTTCCACATTTTTTCACCGTTAAAATAGCGGATGCCATGCTTTTGCAAAATGGGCGTGTTAATCCAGCACAGGTAAGGTATGACGCGAGGAATGACCAGTCCGAACCGGCGGGTGTTCACCTGGATGCCTCCCTTCCAAGGGACAGTCGTGTCAACGAGTCCCTTCACATCCTGCTTAATCAGCACATCGCTGTCCATCAGGATAAAGCCTTCAGGAAACAAGTCAAGGCATACCTCCACCGAATAGCAGTGCTTTGCAGACCCCCAGTTGTTTTCAGGAGTAGGCACCTTCTCCGGAAATGTTTCCAGCCATTCCTCCCAGTTTACCACCTGTCCCTTCGTATTGTCAATAACCTCCACTTCCCCGTAGGCTGCGATTTCATCGCAGCAGAATGGCCGCTTGTCGCTGTTGTCGAATATCGTCACCCTTGCCTCTGGCGTATGCTTCCACAGTGAGCGAATAGCCGCTGCCGTGAGTTCCGGTGTGTTATAGTGAATGATCAGCACACGAACCCCTTCATCGTTATCGTCATCGTTATCGTTAGGGTTAGCGTTATCGTTAGGGTTAGCGTTATCGTTAGCGTCTCCCCGAAGTTTTGCGGCTATCTCCCGTCTCACCACATCAGCCCGCTTCTCCCAGTCCTTAATATCGTCGTTGTCATTCAGGCACACGATTCCTGCATCCGGGTCTCGGATAATAGCAGCAATGCGACTGGTAGGCGTGCTCCGTCCTACATACTGCTCTCTCGGCGCATGTGAAATCTCCAGTCCTGAAAGATGCTGATAATAGGCATAGAGATACTGGTTGTAACTGTCTGACTTGCGCTTCAGCGGAGAGAGATGCTGCAGAATCTGCTCGCCGTGCCGCCGCCATACCTCTTCGCATACGCTCTTCAGGTATGGGGCAAAACTGTGACCGTTCTTCAGATAAGTTTTGGTAAAATGCTTCCCGAAAGGAGCTGCCACCATGTTCAGCCCATTCAAACATGCCCGGTGAAAATCATTTGCCACCGACGGATAAGGAATCTCCGTAATGTACTGACAAGGCATAACAACATCGTTATCCCGTAATCCCGTAATCCCGTCATTAAAACCAGTCGGAACCCTAAAGAAATCGCTCTCATCTAACCGCGAAAGCGGAAACATATCGTCATTCGCATAGATGAAATGCTCCGAGAGCCCCGGTATCCTATGCAGGAACATCTCAATGCAAGGCGACGAAAAACAAGGCAGATACTCCTCTGGAATAAACTCCCGATGAAACACCAGGTGAACGCCCGGCTTTTCCGTATGTTGCGACTCAGTCGCAACCATATTCTTCATCCACCCCCTCACCTGCGAAGGCGAAGCCAGCAGCAGGTGAATGCGTCTCAACCACGGCATATACTTCAGGCAGCATTTTACCAGCAACTCCTCCGTCCCCCACGACCGGAAGCGGACGTTCCTGCTCGCATCGCCACTGCGGAAGCGGGCATAAGTCTGCTGCCATTCCTTATCCTCCGGAAACACCATCGGGATTACTAAATCTATATTTTGCATATTATACTTGTGTGGTTTGTGCCGCTACGCTGGGCGAAGCGACCCTGATAAATTCTATACGTATTTCTCGCCGTGGCGCTCGGCCTCCTTCTGCATCTTGTTATACATGTTGGGAATGCCTTCCGGACCCGTCCAGATATTCCTGGCGATGATAGGCTCGTTCAGCCTTTCCAGCAAAGCCTCCTGCACGGCACTGTTCCGGTCGAGGGATGTGCGCATGGCGTCTATATTCATGCTCGTTTCTTCCATGTCGATTTCATCAACGCCATCCATAAAGTCATCTACATTACCTTCTGCAAAAGAGGTCACACCTTTCCGGTGTCTTCTCTGTGTGCTCATCCTCCTTCCGGAAGAAAGCGTCTGTATGGCCCGCCAGATCTCCGTGTCGTTCATGGTGATTTGACGGGTGGTGCCTGCGTCGATAATCATCTCCTTGCCACGCTCGCCGCTCAGGTGGAACTCCGGACCGTTGGTGATATGCGTCTTCGGATTGCGGCCCATATAACGGGCCCGGTATGTGCGCCCGTCGGCTGAATCCACGTTGTACATCCTGCCTTCCCGCAAGGTGGACGGGTCGGTAAACTCGTTAACGTTACCCTCTGCGTATGTCAGCATACCTGTGGTCAGTTTACCGGCACTTGCACCGCTCACGCCCGTAGCCTGCGCAATCTCGCTCTTCGACTTCGCAATCTTCGATGCTGCCATTCCCATTAGACCGCCGATAACGGCAGTCAAAGCGGCAAAGATGGCGGCACCTGCAATCGGGTTGATGTTAAGGCATTTTGCCAAAATAGCAGGCAATGTGCCTACTGTTTCTCCGGTCTTTTCCGACCAGTTAGCCGTCAGTGCTGCAATAGCTGCCTGACCGGCTGCTTGCACGCCAATCATCTCAAATTTCTGCGTCGTGCTCAAATTGTCGTTCGACATTGCCTGATAAGCAATACCGTACAGGTTGGCCGCCTGGGTCATCTTGGCAAACATGCTCTGAGAACTCTTAACCGTCTTCTTGTCGTTCTCAACCTGTACTTGCGTCCGCTTGTTGGAGTTTTCAATCATAAGCTCCGTGGCTGCGGTACTCATGTCCATCACTTCCTGCGAAAGGAAAGCATCGGCAAGCCCGGCATTCTCCATGCCTTGTGCTCCTTCCGAAATGGTATGATCATGCGGATTCTCGTCAACGGGCAGTCCGGCACGCTTCCTTGCAGCACGCCCCCATGTGTCGGGGTTGCTCTCATCTATCACGGGTAGCTCTCCGCCTGAAATGGTATTCACGGTCAGGCCGTTGGCAAGCGTCTCGGTCAGCGTGCCGATAGCCTGTGTGTCCGCATTCGTGGCATCGGTATTCGCATCAATAGAGGCATTCTGCAGCATGGCGTTAATCTGGTCGGTAATAGTCTCGCTCATCTTCATGTTGATGTCGTCCATCACCTTCTTCCATGCCTCGGCCATTGCGTTCTGACGCTCTATCTCGTAATGGCGTTCTAACGCCTGACGCTCGTTCAGGTGTTCGTAGTGCGCAGTCGCACCACTTGTCCCGGCATTGTCAATCACCACGTAGGTGCCGGCACCAGGACCGCCCTTGCCCGTCAAAGCCATCTTCGCCCGCTCGTTGTAATATTCCTTGTCACCGGCATGCGATGCCTCGAAGACACTTTGCACAGAACCCGCAATCAGTTCTCCCCATTCCCTCAACCGCTTGTAAAGTCTTTCCTGACTTTCTTCCAACTGATTCTGAATGGCCACGCGCTGCTCGTCGAGCTTCTTCTGTTCCTCACTAAGGGTTAGATTAAGGCTCTTACGCAAATGCTCTGCATCTTCCAGTTTTCCTGCCTCTTCCAACTGTTTGATACGTTCGTTCCCAATCTTGCGAATCAGTGCGTAATACTGCTCTTGCATGGCAAGACGTACCTGCATCTGCTTAATCGCCAGTTTGTCGGCCACACGCTCGCTCGCAGGTCCGACTCCTATAAGTGAGTTCGCCCTGTCTACCTGGTCTTTCTGCAAACCGAGTGTACTCAGTGCGGCTTCATAGGCATTCCTCTGACTGATACCGCCAGGCAAGATGGTGTCGTTCCATTGTATTTCGGCCTGCTTCTTAATTAGGCTTGACTCTTTCTTGATGGCGTCCTGAACGGCATCGTATGCCTTTTGCAACTGGGCCAACAGCTGACGCTTCAGTTCATCGGCATTCTTGGCATTGGCAATAGCGTCAGCCCATGCCTTGAAGCCCTTTGCGCCCATGTCGCTCATCAACTGCTCGGCAGTCAGCGAGTAGGCACGTTCGGTCTCGTCCAGTAGGAACGACATACGGCGGCTCAGCTCTTTGGTCAGCGAACCGTCTTCCAACTGTTTCTTCGTAACCGTACCCAGGTCGGCAAACAGGATGTCCATCTTTGTGAGGTTGGCTTGCAGGTTCTCCGTGATACCGTCATACGGACGTTCCTTGGCAATGATCTGCGCAATCTGGTTCACATGCTTCATCGTGATGCTCTCCACCTGTGTCATGTCCTGCTGCATCTTCAGGTTGTTGCGACCAATCTGTGCAGCAAGAGCCTTCGACCACTCGCTTTCAACGGTGGCCCAAGGCACATGATCGAGCTCGTCCATCTTCTCCAGGTCAGCCCACCATTTGCGGAATGCAGCAGTTTCTTCCTTGCTTACCTCGCCGGTAAAAGTACCGCGCAGTTTCGAGCGCCGTTCCAGGTGCTCCTGCTCCAGCATCTCCGCCTGACGGTTATACAGTTCCTCGCTGATGTTCTCCTCTGAGCGTGCTTTCTCCAACGCTTCCTTACGGCGGGAATAGTAGCGGTCCAGTTCTGCCAGGGCGTAGTCTGACTCAATAAGCGGATTTACTCTCCTTCTGCCTTTCTTTGTCTTTTCATCGCGCCAGTTTCCTTCGTTGGTGGAAAAGCGTTCGCTCTTCAGCTCTTCCTGAATCTTCTTGCGCTCGGCATTGTACCAGTTTAAAACACTCTGCCAGTCTTCTCCTACCTTTCCTTCGTCGATGGCCTTCATCAGTGCCCGGTCCTCTGCAAGCACCTTTCGCACGTCAATGCCAGGCTTCAGTACGTTCTTGAATTTATTCATCTGATTACGGCGGGCCACCAGCTCGTTCACGTCCCAGGTGCTGTAGTCGGTGCTCGCAGCATCCACTTCGTTGCCCCAGATACTGTTGCCGGAATATCCGCTGGTATATCTGTCGCTCGTGGTGAAACTGCCACCACTGCCGCTGCCACCGCCGGGCTGCATCTTCTTACGAGGTGTATAGTAACGGCCTGCCTCCTTTAACAGTGTATTGCGGTCATAACCTTTCCATGCGTTGAGTGCCCCGAACTGCTTGCGGTACATCGCGGCTTCTCTGGGATCATTCATGTCGTAATAACTGCTGGCATTGGCTCTTTGTTCGGCCAATGTGTCCATCTGCTGCAATACGGCAGCAGCATTCCTCGCCCTGTCATCACCTTTGGAACCCCTGTATCTCCTGAGAAGGCTATTATAGTTGGAGAAACTGGCGTTGACCTGACGTATTAAATCGCCTTGCGATGTCGCGCGGTTGCCTTGCTGTTCTCCCTTAAACTGTTCGACTACGCGGTCTATAGCCTGACGGATATCATATACTTCCTCATAATAGTCAACGGCTTGTCTGAGCAAAGCATCGTAATTACCTATCTTATTGTTTTTGAAAATTTTAATCGCCCCAGACCTAAAAGCGTTCTCGTCCTTGGCGTTCTGTGCCAATCTTGTAATGCTATTCATCACCCTGGATCTTTTTGACGGATCGTCAGAGCCTGCTTTCCTGCCAACAAAATCATACAAATTTGCGTATTCTTCGTCTCTGTCACCGCCCTTCTCTTTCTCTATACGCTCGATGGCTGCCTCCTGACGCTTCAGCGTAAGCGTCTCGCGCAGTTTGCTGTTTACCAAGTCGCGGGCACGGGCCAGTTCAAGATTCGACGAAACCTCTGAAAGCATGAAACCGAGATACTTGCTATACTGATTATTGAACTCCGTAATCAGTTGCTTATGGGCGGCCATCGCATTCTTCTTCGCTTCTTCCTTTACCAACAATTCGGATTCTGCCTTTGTCAACCGGTTCACGGCCTCGGTCGTGCCGTCATTGGCTTTCTTGGCAGCATCAAGTTCCGCGCGTGCCTTTGCCACTTCCTTGTTGGCATCTTCTATCTTGACCCTTGCTTCGCCGATGGAATTGGTCAGTTCGTTCACCTTGCGTTGCTCCTTATCCAACTCGGCCTGGAACTTCGCAGCTTCCCGACCGGCCTCTCTCATAGAGTCTATATATCTATATAGTGCAACTCCAAGAGCAACAAAAGCGGCAGCAACAGCCATCCAAATATTCGCAATCATCGCTTTGTTCAGACCCTCTTGCGCCATCTTTGCTTTGATGGTCGCAACACTTTGTGCCGCTATTGCTTTCTCTGCCGCTGTCGAGGCAGCCGCCTCTGCCAACTTGGCATTACGAAGGGCCTTGCTATACATGATGTATTGTTGCGTATTCGATATCAGGTTTGTTAACCCACTTCCCATCGCTTTTAGTCCGCCGGCAGCCTTCAAAAAAATTGCCTCACCAAGGCCGACCTTCAGCGCGGCCCAGTAAACGAGAAACGTTTGTAGCAAGACGGTAATCCATCCCAGTGCCGGACGCAGGTTGCCCGTGAGGACATCCACGAATAAGCGCAGACCGTCAATGATCTTGCCTAACCACTGTTGTGATTGGTCGCCAACAAAGAACTCTTCTATCTGGTTTTTCAACCGTTCCCACTTCGCAGCAGTGGTCTCATTCATCTTGTCATACTCCTGTTGAATGGCAATATTCTCCTCATACGCTTGTTTGGCTACACCCAACTGGCGGCGTAGCTCATCCACGTTCTGTGACAAGCCGCCGAACACAATACCGGCACGGGCACCTTGCTGGTTGAGCTCCTTCATAATCTCTTTCATGCCGCCCATACCCAGCATCTGCTCGATGCTGTCGGCATCCATGTTGCTGTCCTTCATGCGCTGCAAGATCATTAGGATTACCTCCATACCCTGCCCCGTGTCGTAAAGTTCTCGGATAGTATCTGGTGTAATACCGAGTATCTTTGCAATGTCAAAGGCGTTGTTTCTGATAGCAGGCATCATACGCGACAAGGCCGTGGCCGACATTTCCACTCTCATACCCAAGGCATCGACGGTGGAACCAAGGGCGGCTACCTGGTCAATGCTGATACCACTCTGAGCACCCACGGCACCTACTCGCTTCACAAAGTCAGTGATGGCAGGAGCCGTAGCAGCACTCGTGGCACGCAGACGGTCAATCGTTGAGCCAACCTTCTCCATGGCAACAGCCGTAGCCGAAGAACCGTCAATCAGCCCCTGCTCCATCTGCCTGCGTATCTTGTCTATCTCGCCAGTAGCCAAAGCCACCTTCAGCATCTCCGTGGCACCCTCCTTACCCATTTCAGGCAATGCCACCATCAGTTTGTTGGCAGCCTCCGTAAAGCCCAGCACGTCCTCCTCGGTCTTCAAGCCAAGCTGACCGGCGGCCACGCTCAAATCCATAAGACCGGTCAACGTGGTACGGGTGTCCATCTTTTTCAGCTCATTACTTAGTCGCCCCACCTCATCGGCAGTAAAGCCCGTAGTCTTACGAACCTCACCCATCTTGTCTGACAGTTCCATCAGGTCGCCCATCGTCGCCGTAATCTTTTGGATAGCCACCGCAGCACCCATATACAGACCAATGTAGGTCTTCAGTCGCGACCATGCCTTGTCAAACGCGCTGGCGGTACCTTTCGATGCACCGCCCAGTTCCTTCATCTGGAACTCGGCTTCCTTCACCTTCTTAGCCAGCTCGTCAAAAGCCTTCTTCCCCTTGTCGGTGTCTGTGCGCATATTCTGCAAAGCAGCCCTACCCTGCTCCACCGCCTGCTTCAGCTCGTTAAACGACTTTCCTTTTGGGGAATTAAGGACGGCCTGGACTTCTTTTGAAAGCTCACCGGTTTTTTTAAGTTCTAATTCTACAGCATTAAGCGCACGCTTAATTTTATCATATTCAACACTGTTCCTTCTGGCAGTCTGTAGATTGCTTTCAAGCGTCTGCTTTACAAGAGTAAGTTCTTGTATAGTACCTGTATATGTACCTACTCTTGCACGTAGCCCTATACCAAGAGCGCGATCAAGAGACATCGCCTGCCCGCTGGCTTCTGCCGCCTTCTGCTTTAGTCCGTCAAGAGTGGATTGTAATTTCAGTATCTCACGTGTCGTTGCTTCCCATGTAGCTTTACCTGTGCCATTGGGATCATTAATAACGGCACGGTATTCCCGCAGCTTGTCAATGGCACGCTGGATATCGCGCTCGTTGGCCTGGGCAAAACCTCCACTTTGCGAACGTGAGAGCGTGGATGCACCCATCTGCTGACGAGCCAACGTATCATACTCACGCATGCGCTCTTCGACCTTGCCGATTGCGGCTGCGTATGCAGACCACGCCTTGTCGTTACCCTGCACAAGCGTCTGTTCTTGTTTCAGAAGTTGAAGCAAACGCTGGAGCTCGTTGCCGCTCAGGTCACGAAGTTCCTTCTTGACAGACTGCAACGGTTTCTGAAAACCTGCCTGCAAACGGTTGAGCTGAACTTGTGCGCGGTTGATGTCATTGATAAGCGTGCGTGCCGTCTGGTCACTTGCGCCGCTGGGGACGGTGTTCAGACGGTTCTTGGCACCGCGCTGTGCCTGACGGAGCTTGTTGCTGTTCATCACGTCACCACTGATGAACGCCTCGTAGGCGGTGGCAGGCGTGGCCGAACGCTGCACCTTCTCCAGCGTCTTGATCTTCAGGATCAGGTTGTCAACCGCTTCGGCTGCTTTCTTGTAACCTTCGGCAGAGGCGGAATTGTCCATAAGTGCCCGCTGTTCCTTTAACTGGTTTTTGAGCTCGATGATGACCTCTTTCAAAGCATTGGCGTTGCGCTTGGCAAGCTGCACGTCCATGCCGACGGTAACAGTTGTCTGTACGTTATTACGTGCCATATATATGTTGTTTTTGTGTTATCTTCGTTCAAATCGGATGTAGTGCTTTTGCAGGCGTCTTAACTCGCGCGTCGCTTCTGCTTCCTTGTCTTGCAGCCCCCAGAGGATGTAGGCTGTTCCACGGAAGGCAAACTGTGACACAAGCATGTTCTCAAACTTACGTACCTGCATACGCATTTCGGAGGTGATAAACGGCTTGGCCTTACGAGGCTTGTTGTCGGGACGGGGTATCGGCCTCCATTTCGGACCTCCGATAGCGGCTATCTGAACAAGTTCGTGATTCTTACCCAAAGCCAATTCTACAAACTTGGCATAGCGTTGGTACATCAGCGTGAACATCTTCACGTCGCCGTTGGCCGCTCCCCATATCTTCCAGTAAATTGCCCGACGCAACATACCCGTATGGTTTTTAATCCCCAAACGGTCCATGTTTTTCATGGCGTCTTTTGTCAACAGTACAAAGAAGTTGTTGACATATCCTGCAACCATCGGGTCATTCCAGGAGAACTGCGTCAGCAGTTGCTCTGGTGGAATATTCTCGGGCGTGAATTTATATGAAGCCATAGATGTTCTTTATTCTTTCTCCGTAAGCCGCGATTCCGTCGCGGCAAATTCTTCACTCTTCACTTCCGCCATTAAGGCGGACAATCACCTCTGCCAGGCAGTGCTGCCACCGCCGTTTCAGTTCTCCCCCCTCCCGGTCGATGATGTCGAGATGCCGGTATAGACCGCGCTCCAGCTCGGTTAATTGTGAATGATTCGTCAGTTCCTGCTCACAATAGGCCACATACCGACTCGCCATCCTCACCTCTGCTGCCCGTCCTTCACGTACCCGCTCCGAAAGCGCATGAAAATACGCCGCCGTCCCCTTCTCCGCAGGCTGCGGTTCCGCTGCAGCCAATCTGCTACCTGCAAGCGAAGCGAGCAAAGCCATCGCCGCCAGTTCAGCATCGTCCGGTTCTGCAGTCATCGACGTGGTGGTGCCATCTATGCGTAGCGGTTTAGGCTCGTGAATCGCCTTCCGGCGTGGTATCATAAAGCAGTCCATTTTCCTAATATTTTTGTCCCCTCATTTATACCTGCAATTTAATTGCAGAAACTCCGCTGGTCAAGGGCAGACAGGCTTTGATAAAAAAACACGGACGGCTTCACAGCCACCCGTGCTCAGCGTTAATCACACAATTACTATATTAAACGACACTTTGTTATTCGCTAATATCTCTCAATGCTAAACTTTGCGCCAACGGCTCTACTACGTCCCTTCCCCTGAAATCGTCTCAATAACCCCAGTCTTGTTGTTGTCAAGCGTGGTGAAAGTCTGCTGCTTGATGTAGAAGGCTACGCGTCCGTCGGCATCCCATTGGTTGAAGTTCAGTACCGCATTGAGGAACTGGAGGTAAAGTCGCTGGTGGACGTTAAGCTGCTGCTGCTTCAGCAACTGCATTTCTCTCAGCGCCGTACCACCGTTCGAGGCCGCTACCATCGGCACACCTACAAGACGGGGATCTACCTGCAAAGCAAGGAAGATGGGCGAGGTCGAAAGTTCCAACTCTTCCTTGCCGGCCTTGACGGCATCGTTGGAGGCTTCCTTGATATCCACAATCTCTACGTTGTGGTGTTCCTTTCCGTCTTGTCCGATCCACATCCATTGGCGCATGGTCTTGCCATGGTTGTCGCGCTGCTGCAAGAACTGTTCCATGGAGTCTTCCAGCGCTCCGATAAACTCCTGCTGCTTCTCCTTGTTGCCCTGATAACCTTCATCGGCAAACACCTGGTCGAGGTAGTCAAGAGAGATGTAAAGGATACGTCCCCAGGTGGTGTTGTTCTCACGTGCTTTATACTTGTCGTAGAGAATGGTGGCCGAGAAGTCAAAAGCCTTACTGGTAAAGATACTCCACCATGCGGGTTGCGGATAGTAGGGCTTGTTGAGAGACGGGTAGAAGGTAGGGCACACGACCCACATCGGACGGGCGTTGATGCGCGACTTCTGGTTACTGCTGACGATGTAGCGCAGGTCGCTGAGAAGGTGCTGCGGCATACAGGCGGGAAACATCTTGATCCGCGTCTCTTCGGGTCTGACCGTGCGCACAGTGCCGATGCCAAGCGTGCGGAATTGGTCTGACACGTAGCAATGGTTGATGTGGTTGTATTCATTGCGTTTCTCCAGGCGGATGCTGTGGGCGGGTATCATGTCAACCTTGTCGATAAGGGGTGCCCATGAACGGCGTAAGCCTTTGTCCGAAAAGCCAACCGTCGGATAGAAAATGTCAAGGAATACATGATCCTGCATACACTGCGAGAGGTGCAGGTTCAGGTTGTTCTGGTCGATAAAGTCCTTGGCTCCTATCACGTGTCTCTTGATTTCCAGCTCGTCGGTCTCGTCGTAACCACGCCAGATGCGCTCCCATTCGGCATAGAGCCGGTTCCAGTAGTCGGGACCGAGATTGCGAGGCATGGTAGATATGCCACGTGGCTCCAGTCTAAGCGTATTGGCTTCCTGGATCGTCATAATGCCGCCGTCTGTCATCACATAGTCGCCGATGAAATGTCGGCGTGTTGCGTCTGCGGTCGTGTCAAGATCGTCAACAAGGCTGACAACTCCTTCCTTCTCCTGCTCTTTCTGTTTCTTCTCCAGCTGTTGCAGTATCTTGTAGCCGGCGTCCTTCATGTCGCACAGCGTGCCGTCGGGGAAACGGTACATCAGTGCCGGTCCGAGACCGCAGATAGTGTCTGCGATATAGCGTAGCGGAGCGGCAGTGTATGGCGACGACTGCGCCAAAGGAGGTATCACGGAGGGAATGCTGTTACCGGGACCCCATTTGATGTAGCCAAGACCGAGAGGCGTCTTTCCGTCCTTGTCGTACACAGCAGTCACGGCGTTCTCGTCGCGACTGTCAAATTGCCAGGCTACCTGCACCAGCGGGCCGGTACTCCAGCTGCCATTACCCATGCACGTTGCCGTGTCCTTGGCTTCGCCATCCGACGGGTCTTTGTCACCTAACGAGAAGCTTTTGGTGCGTCCTTTCTTCAGCAGATCGATGGCAATGTAGCGTCTGGCGTTGAGCTCCTTGTTCAGCCGTTCAAACTCCTGCCTACTACTAACCTTGTGTACGAGTGGAGTTTTATTTTTCTTTCTCATATCTTTCGCATTTGTTTCTACTCGCCAATATATCTATCTTACATCCAGAAATCAAGGGCATTGCAATTTCTTCCAAAAATGTTTTGCAATTTCAAAATTTAATTTGCTTTTTCCGTTTCAATCCTCCTTACTGCTGTCTCGTAATACTGCTCGTTAATCTCAAACCCGATGTAATGCCGCCCTTCGCGCATAGCGGCAATAGCGGTCGTTCCACTGCCTATGAACGGGTCTAAAATTACCCCCCCCACTGGGCTGCTGTTCACGATAAGGTTTTGGATAATCTGACACGGCTTCACAGTAGGATGACCGTATTCGATGTTCTCCTGCTGGTTTCGCAGCGACGTGTAAAACGTGCGCTTGGTGTCGTAACGTCCCTCTACCCGCACACCCTTCTCGCGGAAGAACAGAATGTATTCCGTATCATTCAGGTATTTGTTCCCGCAGGCAGGAATCGGATTCGTCTTGTGCCAGCAGAGCAGGTTCCAGTTGCAGCCTTTCCCGTCAACGAAGTATTCGAGGTAGGGCCGTATCTGCTTCTGTGAGCACCACACGTAAATGTTCACCCGCTTCATCACGCGGCACATCTCGTCAAGAATGGCTGTGTCGAAACCGTCTTTGATGTTACTAAGCCTTTCCATACCCTTGCGCGTGCCACGGGCGTTATAATGCGATGCCTCCGGGTTCTTGCTCCAGAAGCCGCCGCCCTGGTTCCCGATTACATACGGCGGGTCGCAGACTATCAGGTCCACACTCCCGTCAGGGATGCGACGCATCCCCTCCAGGCAGTCTTCGTTATAGATTGTGTCAAGTTCAATCATGGCTTGTCACCGTCAATAATCAGATGCCCTTCTTCACCACAGAACCATTGCTTGCCGTTAAAGAAATGCTGTGTCGCAACAATGTCGATACTCTTCACTTGTCTCTTACTGGTAAAACCGTAGGTCGCTTGGTTGAGCCGTCCTTCAAGAACATCAGCCGCTTCGTCAAAAGAATGGGCAATGACATGGAAATTCCCAAGCCCGTTCCTGACAAGATAGAGTTTCTTGTCTCTTCCGTCGATAGGCGCCTGCTCTTCTTGCTCACATACAGGTGCGCAGCATTTCTCTTCCAAGTCAAGGTCATATTCTCTTAAAGGCGTTCCGACTCCATCTTCTGTTTCGATTACATAAGATGGAAATTCTCCGTCAAAGAACCGAAATACCACTTTAAGGTGCTCATGGTATTCCTTGTTTCCAATGAAAAAGGATTCTCCTTTTTTCATCTTCACAATGTCGCCCACATCAAACAGGTATTCGACTTTCTTTGTCTGCTCTTCCATAGTGTTTTGAATCTTATTGAATGAATTTAAAAATTCTTTCCCGTATGCTGCTGCTCAGCAGCAGCCAAATCACCCTCTCGGCATCACCAGGTTCCTGAACCGCCCGCGCAACTGCCCGCCCACCTTCTGCTTCGCCACGTTCCTGAACTTTACGCCCAGTACCAGATCGTCAAGTGCATCGGTAATGTCCGTCCGGGTACGGGGATCGCCACCCAACGATTCCTCGCTGGTGCTCTTCAACTTCTCTTTGCTCTTGTCCTTCTTGAACGTGCCGGGTATCAGTCCGGCATTCTCAATAGCGGTAATCAGATAGTCGTTACGGCCTGCCTCGCTGTTGACGCGCAGGAACGGGCCAGTCCTGCCAGAAAGGATGTCGTTGATGACTTGATACTTGTCGCGGATGACGGGTATCTCAATGTCCGTCACCTTCCAACCCAACGACTGCAGCTCGTTAACCACCACACGGTCAAAACGGAAATCCTCGGCTCCCTCCACAGCGTAGGCGGTACTGCCTCCCTGCTTGATGGTGGGGGTGTAGAAAAACAGGATCTCTCCGTTCCGACGGAGGAAGGTGCGATAGTAATTGGTCACATCGGCACAGAGACTGCGCAGCTTGCGCTCGTTCATCACGAACATCGACTTCAAGACAAGCAGGCTTTCACGTCCCTCGAACATCCGCGTCTGTCCTATCACCGCGCAGTTCAGGTTGGCATTGCAGTCGATGGCAATACACAACGGCTGGTTGTAGTCCAGGTCGGTGTCAAGAACGCAACTCTCACCGGCACGCTGTGCCTGGTCGAGATCGATGGTCTCCGTCTCGTAGGCCGTCGGCCAGTTCTGCACGTCCAGTGCCTTGCCTTTCTGCTTGACCGTGAACTTGTCGGCGATCAGGTCGTAGGTGGTGATGTCGTCGCAGGTGTAGCCGTGAATGTCTATGTCCCAGTTGGCGTAATAGCCGTCCTTCGCCGCGCCTTTCTTCTGACCGAGTATCTGGATGCGGAACATCAGGTCGGGCAGCTCGCGCTTCATCTGACGGATCCATGCCTCGCCGCCTAACATGGCGGCATTCTCGATGGAAGAGAAATTCCAGAAGGTTTCCGACTGTGACCGCAACAGGTGGAGCTTCTTCAGGAACATTTCGTTTTGAGCCAGCTCCAAGGCCATCCGTGGGTTGGCCTTTTCAAGGTATTTCAGTTCGGCCAGCATCTCCGCAATCTGCGCGTTGATGTCCTTGGTCTCATACTGCTCTTCCTTCTCCCATACGCATTCTCTTTGGGTCAGACCGGCATCGGAAACCCAAAGCTGACTCAGCCAATAGGGATTCACCTTCGGGTCAGTGCCATATCCCCAACGTTTCTGCTCGGTCTTTCGTGCCGACACAGGCATAAAGTCGCCACGGAGCGTTGGCAGCACTTCCTCCTTGACACGCGACCACGGAAGATATTTGGTCTCGTCACCGATAAGAGCGGCAAGGTTCAAACCGTTGGCACTTCCCTTCACGGCCATGGAGAGCATCTGCCAAACGAAACCGTTCTGGAAATGAACGCAGTTCTCCCATTGACGCGGACGGGCCAACGGCATCTCCCAACGTAGCTTGGCAGGTGCCTGACCAAGAAAGAAGAATTTCTCGAAACCCAGCGAACTGACCACCTTCAGGGCGTTAGGCATCGTGCGGGTGTAGAGCTGCTTTGCACTGGCTCCGACGAAACCGCCCATCTGACGTCTCAGTCCGAGCACGCACTTCACCATGTGCAGACCGATATACGAGGTCTTGCCAAAACCGCGGGCTGCCCTCACCTTCGTACTCCTGGAACCAAAGTTGTAGATGTCGAGCTGGCCACGATGCAGATATATCTTATGCACACCGTCGCCTAAGAGGTCCACTGCCCCACCCTCTTCGGGCTTCACATCCTCTATGTTCGGCAGCATCTTCGCCTCCAGCTGGTCGCTGCTCACATTGGGGTTTGTTCCTATCCTGCTCATCCTTCCTCGCCAGTCTCTTCTTCTCCGTATGTTGCGATTTCATCGCAACTTTGTTTTCCGGTATTACGTGCCTCCATCACCGCTACCTTGTCTTCAACCAGCTTGCGCTTCTCGTCAACATAGCCGCCGTATTTCGCCATGATACGCTTCGTCTCGGCATCATCGTAGTTCTCCTTCGTGTCATCCACCTCGCGGATGTCGGTAACAACCACGCTTGGCAGGAATGCCACCTTGCTAAGGTCGGCATTCTGATCTTCGGGCTGGTCCAGACGGTCGAGCTTCATCAGCAGCTTGGCACCGGCTTCCATGTCGCGACCGTTGTCGGTCTGAGCACCCATCTGCATCAGACGGTCGGCAGTCACGCGCACCTTCGCCTCGCTCTCTTTTCGACTCGGGGCAGAGACATTTTCCACCACAAAATCGAACAGCAGCTTATCGCGCTGGGCTGCCCGCCACTCACTCGACTTGTCAGAATATTTTCCCTTGGCCAGTTGCTTGAACATACCAAAGGCATCAAGAAAGGGATTCTTGACCCATATCCAATAGACGTGCGCTACACGTGCCAGACGCTCCCGATGAACAGGCTTCAGGTCGAGGTCGTCAATGGGAACGCCTTTCTCAAAGTGAATCAGCGACCCACTCATCAATCCATCTGGTAATACACTCGGTTGTGCCATAGCCTTTTTAATGCTTAATGCTTAATTGTAGGCTGCGATTTCGTCGCAGCATTTCTTCACTCTAAATCCTCCCCTTGAACGCCAGCCATTTCTCGCTGCTGTTCTTGACGGAAGTCGCTTTTCCGGCAGTCGTATAGAGATAGGCGCTATTCCACCCGATAATGCCGGGGCAAAGCTTACCGCTCACATCATAGTGCCGGATAACGTTGCTCTTGGGAATGCCATACACGCGCATCAGATAGCGAACAAGCCTGAGTGCGCGATCAAGTGCTTTGTCCGTAAACGACCATCCTTCGTGGTTGGGAATGGCAGCAGTGGTGCCAGTGCGAAGATTAGAACAGATTTCAATGCTGATCGTATTCTTGTTTGTTGCAATGCCGTAGAGACTGCCGCCACCGCTACTCGTATTCTTCTTGTCACCGACAGCCCAACAGTAGTAGTTCCTGATGTCAGGATTGACCTGCACGATCTGCTCGTCATCCACCACAAAGTCGGCAGAGGCGTTACGACTAAGAAACGCATTGCGGTTCGCCATGGCTGCACCCCTCCGACTGTTACCGCCAGCCGTGTAGTGGATGGCAATATACTTCAGGGGCCTGCTGGAGCAACGGGTGATGTGCTTGTAGATATACCCGGAAACGATGTCAAGCGAACACTCCTTCAGCTTCGCTAATGTGGCAGGGCCTACGATGCCGTCAGCAACAAGTCCTGCCGCCTGCTGGAAAACCCGAACGGCAGCAGCTGTCTTCTCGCCAAAGACACCATCGACAGGGTTCAGACCCAGCGACCGCTGAATCTGTTTGACAGCCTCTCCCCTACTCCCGATTTTAATCGTTGCCATAATTCATTATCGCGTTTTTTTTGTCTATCCCTTTTCCGTATGCTGCAACTGTGTTGCAGCTCTATCAGCAGCCACACCGAGGAAAGCAAGGCGGCATGGCTGATGATGATTACTAAAATATGGCCGTCACGGTTTTAGAGACCGTCGCGCCGTTTCTGGGGATGGGATATAGACCCTTCGGGCCTACGAAGCCCATCCCCGTTACTTTCGCGGGAACGCAGGGTTGCTATCCGTTATATCTCCTGTCACCGCGTCAATGAATATCGTATTATAGACATTGCCGATAACCCATTGCGCATTACAATCCTTCGGACCGACAGGCAGTCGCAGCGTAAGGAAATTCGCAGAGGGGATAACACCGTTCCATTCCTTCAGACGTAGCAGCGCATCCTCGGCACTCAGTTCAATCGGCAGGTTACTCAGGTCTCTGTCCTCAATCCATACGTCATTAATAGGCCAGGGAATCTGCAGACCATTCTTAATATTGGAGTTGACATACTGCACCCACGGACCGCGCTCATTCCAGTAGCAGAACACGTCGTTGACGTCCGTCACATGCAGGTTGTCGATATTCTCTGCCGTAATGGTGTCGTTCAGGATGACACGCGAGTTGCGCCACTCGTAGTTAACGCCTCCGGCAAGATGGAAAACGGTCTGACGGTGCAAAGCCTGAATCTGGCTCACGCCTGTTGTGAAGTCCTGCACTACCCCGTCATAGTCGTGGTAAACAGCTGCGGTAGCAGCTTCTTCACTCTTCACTTTTTGCTCTTCACTTTGTTTACAACCCTTGCAGCTGTTAATCATCAGGGCTGTCGCTACCAACAGCAGCACGCCCAACAGTTGTTCAAAAAAATTCTTTTTCATTGTCATTTGTTATTTAAAAAGTTTATATCTTACAATGCTTAATTGTATGCTGCGACTCGGTCGCAGCCCAATTCTTCACTCTTCACTCTTCACTCTAATCTACCTCCTCTCCGTCATCCCATCCGTCACCACCGCCGGCACTCGTACCCGTGTAATCGTCGCGTTCCCGTAGGAACATCACCCGTGAATTGCCTAACCAATGCCAGCGGAATCCAAGGTTCAACAACAATTTCTCGGCAGCGGGCCACGGGTCTCCGGCTTCAATCGTCGCCCGTATTCCCATCGCATCACGCAACTGCCTTACATCCATCACCTCACAATCTTCAGTGAACGACGGCATGGAAATCCACCGTTCGGCGAATCCTTCCACCGCAGCCTGCGTGTTGTCCTTCAGCGCATTAATGTCGGTAACGTGAATCTCGTTCCCTTCATCTCTCCCTTTTCCCATCGTCTGCGTTTTGTTTTGTTAGAAACTACTCCCCTCTTCTTCGGGGAGGGGCAGGGGTGGGGCTATATACATCTCCTCATCCACGCACAAATTCAGCGGCTCCTCGCGCTCAAACTGTATGAGCACTCCGTACCATCCGTTCTCCAGAGGACCTACGGTTGTAATGTCAAGCAGGGCGTTGTCCAGGTCTATACGCGCATAGTCGCCGTCGATATTCTCGGCAATTTCCCTGTCGTGCTTGTCCTTGATCCACGTCAGGTATTGCTGTGCGTGGTACCACGCCTCTTCCTTCGCCTCGGCAGCGGCATCGCCGTCGGCCATGTCACGAGCCCTGACGAAAAAGTATATAGGGTAGTTCCTGGAGGGCCTCGCTATCGGACCTCCGCCCTCCACGTTGCTCTCCATCATCACGAATGGAGAAAACTTATTACTGATACCCTTCGCCATCTCCACCACACCAGCGGTAGAGTCCGTCAGGTAAAACCGCCGGTTCCCATTCTCCGGGTTATCCAGCATCGGCTTGTACGTCTGGCACCACTGCCTCACTATCGAATGAAAAGTCATAGTCGTTTTTGTGTTGGTTTATTGTTGTTTGGTTGGTTTCCTCTCGGATGTCGCTTTTTTAGTATGCTGCGATTCTGCCGCAGCCTTAATATCAACTCCGAAATGTTCTGCAGCCACAACGAGCTTCTCATCCTTCAATGCCGTTTCGAGAGGCTCCAGCGTCAGGTACTCACGGATGTTCACCTTCCACTGCTCGATGCGCTTTTCACGGGCCTTACCCTCCGAACCGCGCCGTGTGTCAATAAGCCACTTCCGTAGCTCCCGCCTCCGGTGCTTCTGCTCAGAGGTCAGCTCCGGCTTCTCCTGCTCCGCCACCGTGCCCGACGGTTCTCCGTCGGCAACCACTCTCGCATTGCCAAACACATCAACCTCTATACGGCCGCTCTTCACCAGCTTATCCCACTCTGCATCCAGTTCCTTGTAGATGCTTCTCACGGCATTGTCGCAGGAAGTAGCCTTCTTGGCCCAGGCCGCACGATCGTCAGGACTGGCCTGTGGGGAATCCATCAGCAGCCGTGCCTTCTCTCTGGCATAATCAAGTTCGCGCAACAGGTCTTTCACCTTCGCCGCACGCTCCTGTGTCTTCACCGGAAGAAGATGCACATACTGGTCGATATGCTTAGGCCGTGGCGGCACGGCAGTCACCGTGACCGTTGGTTTTTCTACAGGCTTCTTGCCCGCCGACGTTACAGCCACCGTGCCCGCTTTCGTGTCAGCTACCGTGCCCGCTTTCGTGTCAGCCACCGTGCCCGCCGGTTTTCCGGTGGGTATATAACCTCCTCCGACGGCCTCCGCTTCTTTTCGGGTTTTTCCCGAAGGCTCCTCCTTCGGTTTCTGATTCACAGGCGCACCTGCTCCCTTCGTGTCAATGAAGGAGATGGAAGAGAGTGCTCTTATCATATTGTTGATAGCCCTCTTTGCTGCCTTAATATATAGCAAATCGGGAAGCCATGTGTCTGCACTGTTCACCAGCGCACTCAAAAGATGTGCTCCCGCCTCGAATGCCTGGCACTCTGCGTCATTCCAACTGATGCTGACCATCAGTACGTTTTGCAGGCGGGCGTCAAAGTCGGCAGCCCTAACGGACAGCAATCGTCCCCCAGAGCGCAGCCACTGCCCTACCCTGTCCTTGTATGCCTGGCGTTCTGCCAAGGTCATTTTATCGTAACGTTTCAGATATTCGTCACTCTGTATTTTCCGTACCATAATTCTGTCTTGTATGCTGCTATGTCATAGCAGATGTTTTTAATCTATTCACCAGCAATGTACCTTTCCTGTATCGCAAAATCAAGGGCAGCCATTGTCAGAATGGAAGATCATCCTGCTGTTGTCCGTCCGGTGCATCCATCGACACACTGCCCGTCACCTGCATCTGCTGCGGTTTGATGGGCCGCATGTTCCCGAGAATGGGTATGGCGTTACGCTCCTCTTCGGTCATGCGCTCACGCACTTCTTTCGGCAAATCTCCTTTCAGCAGGTGGGTGTCGCCGTACTGTGAGTTCTGCAACTCGTAACCGACGATGTTCAGATAGCAGCCCTTCTCGCCAAGGTACATACACTCGTTGTCGTCCACCGGGATAATCAGACATCGCTTGGTGGCCGTCTTCCCCGTCAGGTTCTTCATAAAAGCACCCTTCAGTTTCAGGCAGTCAATCTTAATGCTGTAATTCTTTCTCTGTTCGTTTTCCATAATTCTTAATTTTTCTCGTAAGCTGCGGTTTCGCCGCAGCCGTTATTTAATAATTATTTAAAAGTCAGCTCAATGCCGAAAAACCGTTCAAGAAACTGTTTGTAATGGGGGGGGGTAAATTGCGTTACCGTCTTATGGTTTTCCCATTCGTTTTGCTTCTCAAAGAACACTTCACGGGTAAACCATTCATAGACATCGCCGTATTTCTTCACGGTCTCTACGTCGGGGTGTGCGTCCCGGTATTTCTGTGCCGAACGGCAATAGGCACGCACCATGCCGGGATATCGCTTGAAATAGTCAATACGCTTCTTGTAGTAGGCAAGCGGACAACACATACACCCCAGCCTTCTACTTGCGTCGATGGTGCCGTCCTCACGGTAATAGAGCGGATGCACCTTGATGCCGCGCTCCGTGATAAATTCAACGACATCATCATCCGTCCAGTCAAGAATGGGATAGAATGCCTCGGCAGTCTGCTTCTTGCGACCCTTTCCGTAGACGCGACACTCCGTCGGTTCGTTGTAGCCTTGCTCCCTTTTAGTACTCTCACACTTCCGGATTCCCTGTATGTTGCGTTCAAGCACCTTGTACTCTTTCAGATATCGGCAACAGTGGCGCTGCCAACGGTTAGGCATGCCGTTTTCCTCTAACAACTGAAAGAAAGTCTTTTCGGGTCTCATTACCTCAGCCCCTTGTTCCAGGGCATGCCTGATGGTTCCCGGAGGATCTATTGACGTATTCTTGTAGATAGCACGGAATTTGATTCCGGCCATGCGTGTCAGTTCCAAGATAACGTCAGAGTCCTTCCCGCCTGAGTATGATACCTCAACGACGCTTCCGTCAGCACCGGCCGCCTGTATCAGCCGGACAGAACGGTTCACTTTCTCCTGCAATTCCCCTGTCATAGTTTTACGTAAGCAGCAACTGTGTTGCAGCCCATCTTTGTTGTTTTCTTTACCGCAAGATAATGAATGTTGAACACCGAATCAAGGGCAAACTTTCATGCAGGGTACTCCCCGATAAGACCATTCGCAATACGATTTTACTGCAATATTGCAATAATTCACATTTTTTATACTGCAATATTGCAATAGTTTGAAAACTTTTACCTATCTTTGCACCGTTCCTCCAAGGATTCGCTACAACATCCTGATATAGGAGCAAATACAATTTCAAATAAAAGCTACAACATTATGGTAAAAAAACGCAAGACACAGCTGCGTGCCGTCATCGGCATCGGCAACTACAAAGGTGGCGTGGGTAAAACCACGACCACACTCAATCTGGCAATGGCCCTGCACTTGCAAGGCTACCGCGTCATGGTCATCGACATGGACCGGCAAGCTAACCTCTCCAGCTGTACCGACTGGAACCCAGACCTCGAACTGCAGCACTACCCCACCATCTACCACGTACTGTGTGAGGATGCACCCATCCCCGTCTACCGGAGCGAGTCGGGACTCTACTACTGCCCGTCCACCTCGATTATGAACAAGGTGGACCAGCAGCTTCCCACCATGCGCAACCCGGCCATGAAACTAACCCGGGCCTTGCAGAAAGCACCGGATGATCATACCGGCGAAGGCATCACCGACTGGATGACGGATTTCGACTTCATCCTGATTGACTCGCCCGTCGGACCGCAAGTCCTTATCGACAACATCCTGATCGCCGTCAATGCCGTGCTGATTCCCATCAACCTCGAAGGATTCGCACTCAACGGACTGCAGAACTACCTGGCATACATCCAGGAAATACGCGAGAGTGAAAACGATGAACTGACTAACCTCGGATTCCTGATAACCCGGCGTAAGGCATATATCAAAGGACAGCGCGAGGCAGAAGAACAACTCAAATCACGTTACGGCAAGGAAATACTGCCTGTCAGCATCTCAGAACGCGAAGCCGTCAGCAAAAGCCAGCGCGAGTTCACAAGCGTCTACTCCACCCCACGCGCCGACATACCACGCGAAGAGTTCACACTTCTCGCCAATGAAATCATTAAGCGCACTAAAACATTATTGCAATAATACAATATTGCAGTATAACTATATTACAATATTTCGATATTACATTATTACGTTATAACGATATCACGATACAACAATATTACAATATAACGTTATTGCAATAATTCGATAAAGCAATATAGCAATATAACAATAATTCAATAAAACCATACAACTATGTCAGCACTAAGCAAAAAGAAATCAGAAAAGCCGGCGCAGATCCTTAACGAGACACCAGAAGAAATCCTGCGCCGCAAACGTGCCATTGAAAGCAGGGTGGGGGATAGCAACTCTTCATCCGAAGTCGAAGAACCTACCGGACTCGCAGCCGAAAAACCCGTCGGGGCACTATGCTTCCTCCCAAAGTCCATCCACCGACTTGCCACGAGATTTGCAGAGGACAAAGATCTAACCGCAAAGCGGTTCTTCTTCGAGACCATCCTTATTGGACTCGAACAACAGGGGGTAATTACAACCGAACAACGTAACGAAGCCCTGTCTCTTCCTAATGAATACGGATGGAAAGGCCGTAAGACTGTAGCGCAATAATGTGATAATGCAATATTGCACAATAACAATAATACAATATTACAATAATTCAATAGAGCAAAAACATGAAATCAAAGACATTCACTTTTGCAAGCCGCCTGGCAGTCCTGGCACTTGCTTTCCTCACATCCATCTGCTTCAATGCCTGCAGCGGTAGCAACGACGATGACAAAGAGGAACCAGCTAACAGCATTGTTGGCACCTGGAGGTACGAAGATACAGAAAACAAAATGGTGGAGAAATTGACCTTCCTTAAAACCGGAACGGGCTATTACGAATGCAACTTAGGTATCTGGGCAGAATTTAAATACGAAGCAAAAAACGGAAAGATAATTGGTGAATATGTGATTATACAAAGCGACTATGATGATTTGGAAGAAGGCCCATTCTCCTGGGAATATAGAATTTCGGGCGACAAGCTCATCATCAAAAACAAAACTAAACCATTAAGTTACGAAGTAACATTCACCAGAGTCTATTGACCAGCATCCACACTTTCAAGCCCACCTTTTACTGGTGGGCTTTTTTAGTATTTACATAATTAATACGCATGCATGACGTGCGCATATATTACCCGCGAGTTACAAATCTGTCCGAATTTTAAAGTTACGTTTTTGTCCGAAAATACATTTTATGTGTTATTGAAAAACCGTGCTGATTATCAGTAACTTACTGTCAGAGAGTACTTTCTGCATAATTCTAAAGAATAAAAAAGGAAATATAAAAACGGGTTATTTGAATGATCTGCATATTAGTATAATAAAGAATAGTATATATTAGGTACGCCTAACTTGCTTATTAATAGCAAGATACAAAATATTCACGGACAAAAACGGAACTTGTTGCGGACAAAAACGGAAGTGTTTTCAGACAGTTACGGAAGATGTTTCCGACAAAACCGTAACTCTTTTCAGACGGTTTCGGAAATGATTCCGGACAAAAACGGAACATGTTTTATTATTTTTCAGACAAAAGCGGAACTGTTCTCGGACATTTCCGTAACTTTCTTAACCGCCGCACGCCGTCAAACTCGGACATTTCCGTAACTTTTACCGATTTTTAAAATACTAACAAAAGTTAAAGGTTTTCTAAACATCAGAAAATAAAGGGGAAAACGCTTGGAACTTCTCGGACAAATTTGTAACTTTGCCACCGAATGCAGGGATTTGGCTACAACGGTCCCATGTCAATGGTAATATTTTAAAGATACACATTATGGCAAGAAAGTCACGTAAGGCTGAACAGCTGAAGCAGGAAATTATCAGCAGCGTTCCCGCTGAACAGCGAAAGATGATCACGCAGCCCATCACATTCACTTATCTAAACGGTGAAATGTCGATGATGCAGACACGCATCCAGACTACCATCATGGAGAAGCTGCAGGGTAAAATCAAGAAGGCGCTCGAAAGAAAGTCAAAGGAGGGACTTATCGGAGACCTTTTTGACAGCGAAGACTACAAGCCTATCTCGCCCGATGACCGCTCACGCTATCTTACCTTCAAGGTGGCTTATTCTGAGCTTGGCATAGAACCGCAGCACTACAACGACGTGGATACGGCGGCTAAGTCCATGCAGTCCATCGTCTATGAAAAGGAGGTGGAGGGGAAAATGAGATACACCGTGGCGTTTCCAGTCGTCGATATAGACAAGGACGTGCCGGGAAAGCGTCGCCAGAATATCTATTTGCACATGACGGAGACGACGGCCAAGGACCTATTCCGCATTACGCCTTACCATCGCTACCTGAAAGATGCTATCTTCCTCTTCTCCAGCAACTATGCCGGACGTATTTACCTGCTCATCAACGCTAACAAGCAACTCGGCACATGGGTCATCAGCTACGAGAAATTACGGAAGATACTCCTGACGACTTACGACAAGGAGACTAAGAAGGCTACCGTTGACAAATACCGTGACATCAACGACTTCAAGAAGCGTGTGCTGGAACCGGCTCGACGGGAAATCCTCGAAGCCGCCGACCGCATCGACTGTACATTCGAATACGAGTTTATATACCCGCCGGGAAAGAAACGCGGCACGCCGGAGTCTATAGCCTTTCATATACACCTCACCGATCTTGGGCGTAACATCAAGCAGGGCCTTCTTGAAACTCAGAAGGCAATAGAACAACGGAACCGGCAAAACAAGACAACTTATAAAACGCTATCCGTAGAGCCTGAACCCGTAGTGCAGCAGCCGACAGACAGCGGAATGGAACTCTTTGGAAACGATAAGAAATAGTCATCATGGAAAATATGCAGCAACTCTGGAACCAATGCCAGCAACTCATCCGGCTGAAGGTGAGCCAGCACGTCTTTGATGTATGGTTCAAGGATATCATTTGCGAGCGCTACGACGAAGAGCAGAACGCGGTAGTGTTGTGCCTGCCCAGCCGCTATGTCTTTGAATACATCGAGGAGATTCACGTGCCCATGATGAAATGGGCTCTTGACTCCAGTTTCAAACCCGGTGTCAGACTCAACTATCGCATTGCGGAGAGCAAAGCGTCAGCACCCGTTGACTTTCTGCAAAACGAAACGTCTGGCCCATATCTGCAACGGCCGCATATAATTATACCAAACGCGCATGAGCGGTTGAAGAAAGGACTTCAACATTTCCTGGGCGACAAAGTACAGTGGATTCCAGCTTACGACGAGGTGGCAGAATGGCTGACCGACAACCGGGGTAGGGGGCTGCTCTGCGTTGGCATTAGCGGACTTGGAAAGACAGTTATCTGCGAGAAGATACTGCCGGTTATTCTCGGACGAAAAGTGCCTGCGGTTAAGGCCACTGAGATGAGAGCAAAGGTCAACGACCTGCTGAAAGAGCGCATCGTCATCATCGACGGTCTCGGACGCGAACCTGCAAAGTACTACGGAAATCCAGACGACTCGTTCTACCAGTTGTGCGACGCTGCGGAACAGAACGGAAACCTGCTCATCATCACCACTAATCTCTCCACCACACCCGTCAATGACCCGCGTTACCCGCTATCTATACAGGAACGCTACGGCAACGAGGTCATTAGCCGCCTGCGCTCCATCGTCCGCGCCATTGAATTTAAAGGCAAAGACATGAGGAAATAATGCCTAATCATTCCCTCCCTTCGGGAGGGGTAGGGGTGGGTTTTCTCTTACATCTCCGCTGCCATTCCCGCCTGATGGCCTCTGTGTACATGTCCGGCGTTTCGGTATCCATGCAGAAATTCTCAATCATGTCGATTGCAGGATATTTCTTCCCGCCCATCTTTCTGGCATACTCCGCGTTATATTTCTCCACAGCCTTCCAAAACTCACGTCTGAGCAACTTCTGCAGAGCCGTGGCCTGCTCCTTGTCAAAGCATACGTTGAGCGTCCACGGACGCAGTACGCCGTTCTTCGTCAGGCACATCTTCGGACACTCGATGGGAACGTATAACTTCAGCAGCTCTTTTGTCATGCCGTACTCGCGCTCGATTACACCGGGGTCCAGTTCCATCCCGGCACATAGACAGTTCTTCCGCGTGCCGCTCATGGCATTGCCGGCAGGACGCTTCTCCATCATATCCTCCACCGTTTCCATGCGCAACACCTCCCTGGCACCAGGCAGATGCTGCACGCATACTACGCGCTGGTCCTTGATTCTCGCACCGCCGCCCAGCTCATGCTGCAGCCAACCGTGCATGTAGTCCGTCATCTTCAGCCACGTTATCGGCGGTATCTTGTAGTTTTTCTCCATCTCGACGGCAAAGTTAATCATTTCCGTTTGCTTCTCCAAAAGTTTTCCAACTTATTCAAAAACGCTTGTTTTTGTCTGATTTAGGCTCAAAAAAATAAGTTTTGGACAAACTTTAGACAAGTACTGATTATCAATAAGTTACACTCCAAAAAGTGCCGTTTTTCGCCATTTTATTTGTCTAACGCAAAAATAAGTGAAACCTATCTGAATATCAATAAGTTACAATGCATTTTTTACCCACTTGTCTAAAAACACCCATTTTTCGCCCAAAGTATTTTAAAAACAAAAAAAACATATAAACTCTCTTATTGAAATACTAATTTCATCATACATGCGCGAAACTCCCTCATACCCACTATAAGTAATAAGAGATTGATAAATAAAAATAAATGATTGATATACAATAACTTACATAATATATATATACTATCCTTTCCTTTTTTTGAATCACTTTATGAATATAAAAATATAAAAATAACCGCAAAATTTTAAAATAAATAATTGATAATCAGTGAGTTACGAGTTATTCGGCGTTTTGATAGTCGCCAGACAAGCGGACAAATGCGGCTTTTCAAAAACCAAATTTCAAAAGATAACTATCTAATTTCTTGGTAGTTACGATAAAATTACTTACCTTTGCAACGCAAACATAAAGCAGACTAACAGTCTTCAGATACATCGCGGCGCAGTTTTCCCGCCTAATTAAAACGCACAGCTAACGCCACCTCTAATGCCTGCGTCTGCGCCGCGACCCAAATATCGCCGTGAGGTGCATTTCAATTTTTGCCATAAAAAGATAATAATGTGAAAAGAATCCTGTGAGGATGGATATACTCGTAGAGTTGGCTGCTTCAGCTTAGGTAGCCTTCTTGCTCTGAGTCTTGCTTCTCTTTGAAGCAATTTGCTGAATTTCCATTCTCCGCGCTGCCGACCCTGTTGTAGCTTTTTGGGTTGGCGGCGCTTTTGTGAAAAATACGCCCTTGATTTTTTATCCGTTAACCTGTAAATTCGTTATAACGAAACAACGTCATAACGAGAACAAAAACATGCTCAACTCATTTAACAACCCCTACGGATTCGACAACGATGTGTTTCCGTCCATGAAAGATCTTACGCCGGAAGAGCGTGAGGAAATCCGCGAAAAAATGACCGTTTACGGATGCGGACTGTATCTGCTGGGATTCATCATTGTATTTATGGTTTGTGCTCTGCTTTCCGGATGCAAGACAAAGTACATGCCAGTCGTCGAGATCCGAGACAGCATCCGCACCGAGGTAACTACTAATACAATCTTCATACCCGACACGCAGTATGTCACGCTGCCCGCACAGGTGGTAGAGCGAACGACACCCGACACTACCTCTACACTTCGCATCTCCTTTGCCGAGAGCACGGCCTCCATTCGTGGTGGCCTGCTCTTTCATAGCCTTCGCAGTCTTGACACACCCGTACCGGTACCCGTGCAGCACAAAGAGACCACACGCGACAGCATCGTGTATCGCGAGAAAGAGGTGCCGGTACCCGTGCCGGTGGTGAAGGAGGTGGAACGGCAGTTTACCACCTGGGAGCAAATGCGCCTCTGGATGGGTAATCTGGTTCTTGTCGCCCTCGCACTCGCCGCCGGCGTATGGATCATCCGGAAACGTACATGGTGGCTCAGGCTCTTCAGATAACTCACGGAAAACAAAAATGATAACAAAAACCGCAAACATGAAGAAAAACAAAGACCTTATATACATCTCCGGGCCAATGTCATCGGTGCAGCGAGAACAGTACATCGCCCGCTTCCGTCTTGCCGAGCAGCTGCTTCGCCGACAGGGTTACACCCACATCGTAAATCCGGTGCGTGTATGGACGTGCCGCTTCCCTTGGCTTTTTTGTATCATCGGCTACAAACTCACGCTGTTCTACGACCTCTGGCTACTCACCCGCTGTAACCGCATTTACAAGATGCCGGGCTGGCAGCAGTCACGCGGTGCAAACATCGAGAGTTGCGTGGCCTACCATTTCGGCGTGTTCGGACTGGCAAAGCCTGCCCGGGATGTTCTCGATAAGGCCATTGAAAAACTTGTCAAGAAACAGGCTGCCGAACTCCCGCCGCCACCTCCATCGAAATAACGTTATCACGCAATAACGCAATAATATTAATATTAAAGTGAAATGAAAAAACTCAATGAACAACTGTGGGCCGTGGCGAAGGAATATGCACGGCTCTTCGGAGAGGTCATCGGCATGGAACCTGAGTTCTGGGTGTCTGATGATCCTTTCCTGTGCTGCTTCGGAGACACGATGTTCTTCTCGCTCGACGAAATGCGGAAGGTCATCGACCGCCTGCCAGAGTATGTCCGCCGCTACGGATCACGCGAAGCTGTTGGAGAGGAAATACAGGCATGGGTAAACTGGTGGCTCGACGGCATAAACCACGAAGATATAATGCTGGAGCGCATACTGCCGCATGTCACTCATCAGCTCCGACCGAACATCAGCCTGGTTGCATGGCTCGACGGATGTCCCCGTGAGGACCGTAAGCCATGGAGCGGACCCGATGCCGACTTCCTCCGTCTGCATAACGAATACGAAACCCTCTTGCGATTCATCCGTGAATACGGCCCCGACCGTGAGACCGTGGCCAAGCGTAAGCGCGATGAGGAAGAACGGCAGATCCTCCTGAAGAAATTCCAGAGCTCCGAATCTTAACCTTTAAAAAATTCTTCACTCTTCACTTACATGAATGTTGATTTGAAGAAGGATGGGAAGTCTGATATGTGGATAGTGACCAGAACGGACTCCGAAGGGTTTCACCGTCAGGTTACTCTCACCCGTGACGAACTTCTGGAATTGTATTACACAATTCTGAAAACGGATTTATGACCCCCACCCCGACCCTCCCCGAGGGGAGGGAGTGGATACTTCACTCTTCACTCTTCACTCTTAACTTAAAATGAAAACCCTCGCCCTTTCAGAACTCCGTAGAGTAGCCGAACGCTCGCGCCTGGTAAAAGTCCCCCCTCCCTCTGGGAGAGGAGTTGGGGGAGAGGCTCTTGAACGCATCCCCTGGCGCGTGTGGTACGTGGCCGCCAGCAATGGCGACGTGATTCGTGGCGAAGAGGTTGTCACCATCGCCGTCTATCCCGACGACGGCCCAGGTGCCTACCCTTCGCGCCTCGTGCAGTTCACCGCCAGCGGCCAGACGCGCCGACTTCGTGATTGCTGCATCCTCCAGGCCAACGATTTCATCCTGCGAATTTGAGTTCAGGGCAAAAAGCATCATTTTGTCCGCCACATTTAACATTAATTATCGTCAACAAAATTATAATCCGAGCCTTATGCTCATTTAACAGAAACAGAAAATATGAAAATTCAACCCTCAGACATTCCGGCACCGAGGCCAGACGATCAAGAATACATGAAGGTATGGCACAAAAGTCTTCAAACTTCTATCGACAACTACGGCATAGAGCGTGAACGCAACGCATGGCGCACGGCGTTTTACATCGTTGCTGCCATCCTGTTTGCCATGCTGTTCGTAATGGTTACGTTGTGCGGCAGCAAATTCTTCACTCTTCACTCTTCACTCTTCACTTGAAAATATGCGTCCCTACGACTACAAAAAACATTTCATCGCCGCCGTCGTGAAGCGCAGCGGCATCAGCAGGGCCACCGTCGAGCAGGTGCTGCCCGCCGTCTTCGACGAGATCCGTTTCCAGCTTGCCGAAGGTTCACTCTGTGTACCCGTCGAGTCGTTCGGCACCTTCGCCGTCATCGACATCCCCGAACGTAAGTATCACTACACCTACGGAGGTCGCGACGAAATCCGCACCGTGCCCGCCTGCAAGCGCCTGAAGTTCGCCCCCACGCGCAACATGCGCCGCGAGGTGGTGGAGCAGCAACGTTTCGACCCCACCCGCCGCTCCTTCGTCCACAACCCCAAGGACCCACCCATCCGCAAGCGCAAAGGTCTGAAGTACCAGCCCAACCAGAAAGGCATCTGGCGCGAGGCGGTGCCCAAAGAAAATGAGAGATGAAGAAAATGAGAAAATGAGGAATTTGAGCCGTTGAAAATAACCCCATAAAAAAAGTTAAAACATAGTCACAAAAACGAGCAAAATGCCCTAAGCGATACGGAAAGCGATTTAATGCTTAATGCTTAATTCTTAATTCTTAATTGATAATCGCGCGAAGCGCCAATTCTTCACTCCATTCCCGAGCGATGCTCGCCTACCCGTAGCCTTTCACTCTTCACTCTTAACTTTTTAAAATCATATTGGTTTTTGAAAAAGATTATATTGATTTTTGCCAAAAACCAGCACAAAAAATATGTTAAAGGATTTAGGGTTCTCCAAGCGCTTCCACTATCAGGCGAACCTGTGCCGGAGTGAACGAGCGGCAGCGGTTGGTGTAGCCGTGTTCGGCCAGACTCTCTTCGAGTCCAGGAAAATGGTGAATCCACTGCCGCAACTTCCGCCACGCGGCATCGGGCGTGATGTCCGGACAGTAGAGCAGGGCCAACTCCGTCCTCCCGTATTCTTTAACTCGAAACGCTTTCATACCACAAAGTTAATATTTTCCCGGCGTATTCGAGTGATTTCTGCCGACTGTTACCGACGATAACCGACCATATCCCAAACGAACCGACTGCAGGATAAACTCTTTGCCTACCTTTACGGCGGCAATAGTGCCACACAACCCTAAACTTTTCTGAACCATGATCCGTTACAAAAAGTACCAGAACAAGAACGAGAAGGCCGAAATGAGCTACATGAAGTATTACGGACGGGCCACCCACGAGCGCGTCACCTTTGAGGAATTTATAACGCACATGGCCAATCACCATTGTGTGTTCTCCGAGGGCACCATCCGTGGTGTGCTCGTAGAGATGGAAGTCTGTCTGCGCGAGCTGCTCCTGGAGGGCAAGGCCGTGGAGTTCGACGAACTGGGCATTTTCAAGATTGGCATCTCCACCCGTGGCTGCGATACGGCCTCCGATTTCACCGCCAACTGCATCAAGGGTGTCCACATGAACCTCTTCCTCGGCAAGCGCTTCCGTGCTCGTCAGCTGTTCGAAGATGCCACCTTCAAAGAGGCCGACATCTATGCCGGCTTCGATTCCGACGATGGAGAGAACGGCACCGTTGAGCCGTAAAAACCCACCCCTGCCCCTCCCGAAGGGAGGGAGCCAGACCGCCTGCGTTCAGCCCGCCCAGCCCCGTGTCCGGCGGGCTGAATTTTATTTTGCAAAAAAATCCACAAAAAGTTTTCATATTTGAAAACATTTGCTATCTTTGCACCGTGGAGCGAAAGATACTGTACTACAAGCACTACTTCCTTGACTTCTTTCAGTCGCTCGACAAAGGAGCACAGAGGAAAGTTCTCTATGTGTTAGACATGCTGAAGACACAGCAGCGCCTGAACCAGCAGTTTGTCAAGCACATACGAGATGGTGTCTTTGAACTCAGGGCCTTCCACATGGGTAACATCTATCGCGCATTCTTCATCTTCGATGGCAACAACATCGTCATGCTATTCAACGGATTTCAGAAGAAGACACAGAAGACACCCACATCCGAAATCAATAAAGCAGTCAAATTAAAGAAAGAATACTATGCAAGCAAAGATCAATCCTGATGTACACAGTTTCGACGAAGTGATGAACTCACTCGTCGGTCAGCCTGGCACTCCGCAGCGCGACCATTTTCGCCGCGAGGCATACGCCTACTATGTTGGCACTATCATTCGTGATGCCCGCAAGCACGACGGCATCACGCAGCAGGAACTTGCCGACCGCGTAGGCAGCAAGAAGTCCTACATCTCGCGCATCGAGACAGGAAGAGTGGAACCATCCGCAGGCTTCTTCCTTAGCATCATCAACGCGCTTGGACTCTCCATCATGCGACCGGCTCTTTGATATCACAAATTGTGATGTCAAATTCAATCATTTTGAAAATGAGGAAGTTAATAACTTGAAGTCGCAAATTGCGACTTCAAAACAGATAGAACATCCATTTACATATTTTTGATATGCCAAATTGGTATATCAAATTTTTTTTATAACTTTGTTATAACCTGATTTCGCTCAAAAAAAAGTTGCGGAAAAATTTGGAAGTTTCAGAAAATCATCCTATCTTTGCCATGTCAAAAAATTCATAGCGGTGGCACGAAGAAGAAAAAGAGCCGCCGAACAAGCGGCATTTTTTGTGCCCGAAAATGAACGAGGATTATCCTCAAAAAATACGACTGCACCGGGTGGGGTACTGGATAACAGCCCCAAAGGTCTCACCGCTATGAACCTTGACAGCCCGTAGTGCAGTTTTTGTTTGTCAAAATTCATAGCGTATGAAAAGAATCAAAACCCCTCAGTCACTTGGCCGTGACTACAAGAAGATGCTGAAGGAATACTTCGGGCGGTTTCTCTACGGACTGGAGGTGACAAGCGACGGCGGCCAGGTGCAGGCGCAAGTCATCTATTTCGACTTCAAGCACATCGACACCGTGCGACGCGAACTGGCGCAGATGATGCCTGAAGTGATGTTCACCAAACTGAAGCGCGACTACACCTTAGCCGCCGAGACATGGGCCCTGAAAAACATGCTCTCGCCCGACTACCGCCACACCCCCGTCCTCTACATGCAGCACGGTGAAACCCTCGTCAAGTCCACCATCCTCGACATCGCCCGCTCGGAACTTAACCAACTGGAACTCGACGAGGACGACGACATCGACTACACCAACGACCCCGACATCAGATGTTGTCCCACCGACGACGAAACCCTTAAAGAACACTCATGGGATTAAACTCCACCGACAGATAACTAAAGATCTCTTACCGACAGCCCGCCGGTAGCAATGCCGGCGGACTGATTTCTCAAAAGACAAAGAACATAACAGCATGTTTGTACGACAGACCATAGAGATACGACCCAACAATAAGCAGAAAACTTACTTCCGCCAGTGCTTCGGCGCTCATCGGCTGGCCTACAACTACGGCTTGTGCGAGTGGATACGTCTGCGTGATAGCGGACAGAGGACAAACTGCCGTGACATACGCACTCAGTTTAATAAAGAGAAGAAAGCAGGACAATGGCCGTTCCTCAAACGAATCTCGTCCGCTGCCACCTGCTATGCTTTTGACGACCTTCAAAGAGCCTTTGATAATTTCTTTAAAGGCCATGAAAAAATCAAACAAGGTGGTAACGACGAGGTGAGCGGATTTCCAAAACCCAAGAATAAGTCATACAATCATGGAAGTTACACTGAATACTTCCCAACGAATAATGAGGGCGGTGCAAAGATTCTCGACCACCGCGTGAAAATGAAAATGCACAAGCGCCGTGATGGGTCTCTTGTACCGACTTATGCAGACGATCCCAGTAGCAAGCCCTGCCATAAACGGCCTTACCTGTTGTTACCAAAACTCGGCTGTGTCCGAATGACTCGGCCACTTCGCTATGAAGGCAGACCTGTCAGCGTTACCATCCGTCAAAAGAACGAGCGTTTCTACGCTTGTTTTCTCGTTGAGATCACTGAAGAAGAATTTATACGTGTTCATCCTCGATATGCCCAGTCGCCCACCGCTGCCATTGGCATAGACCTCGGGATAAAAGAACTGGCCGTCACCTCTGATGGCTTGATGATAGAGAACCTCCGTTTCTGGGAGCGGCAACTGATACATGAGAACAAACTGCAGGAGCGTATGAATCATTGCAGTTGTGCGAAGCAGAAGAAATCTGGCAACAGACCTGGAAAGAATTTTTTGCGGTTGAAACAACAGTTATGGAGGCTTCGCACACGCATACGCAATAGGCGTGAGGATTTACGTAATCGTCTTTGTGGGGTAATCCTTGCTAACTATCAGTATATTTCCATTGAGACGCTATCCATCAAAAAGATGGCAAAATCCGTAGAACGAAAGGAAGGCAAAAAGAAACTGAATGCCCACCTTGCGGATGTAGGACTCTATGAGATACGTCATCGGCTGGAGACTCTCGGCGAACTGCTTGGTAGAAAAATTATAAAGGCCCCAATTAATTTTCCAAGCACTCGTCGGTGTTGTCAGTGTGGACATGTCGAACAACGCATGACATTTAATCAGCGAATTTATCGCTGCCCTGAATGTGGCAACGTAATTGATCGTGACTTGAATGCTGCTATCAATCTAAGAAATTTAACCGGGATAGGCAATACCGGTTCAATGCCCGAAGTCAGCCCTATGCGTTCCGACCTGATAAGGAACAATATAAGGTATAGGGAAATTGATAACGGGAAGAAGGTAGGCACACGCTCGTAACCATAAATCCTTCATGCCTCCGAGGCACGGGGTAATCTCAGTTCTCTGCTACGCGACGAGCCAACCCGTCGGACTAAAAACCGACGGGTTGTTTTCTTTATAATAAGGTAAGAAAAACTATTTTCTTAAAAAGATTTAAATGATTTTGTGGTAAAATAAAAAAGATATAACTTTGTAGGCGAAAATATAAATAAAGGCTACAACAATCTCATTTAAAAATATATATACTAATGGAAAAGATAAAGGTGTCACAGGACTTTCTTTACGACTATCTCACTGAGCATAATTTCATAATTTCATCGATTGGTGGTATGATGGGGATAAGTGATAGTGTTGTACGTGCTTGTTTCCTACATACGCCTAATCGTCATGGAAAGCCGCAGAAGTTTTCTGCATCGAACATTCAGCGTCTGAATGATACTTTAGGACTGGTTGCCAACGAATTACGCGGATGCCTGCTGACATTTGGAAGTAATCAGACTTTTACTAATCAGCGAGGAACAACCTACGACCCTACAGTGGTGGATCAGATTAAGAATGGAATGAATAAATATTTCAAACTGCGTGGTCTGCTGAATAGACTGCTGGGATGGAATATTACCAAATGTCGCACAACTTTGTCTATTATTAAGTCACCCGTCTATGGTAACATCACACGTGAAGATGTTGACCGTATCAACGCTGAACTGCTGGCCGTCGCCGGGGTGCTCTCCAGTTATGAGGTGGTGGCAGAAGATGGAGTTGACGAACAATAAATATTAATTATGTAAAAACATTTTTCCTTTTTATACTTTCTATTCTAAAAATAGAATAAAGAGAATCATTCAATATTTAAAATTGAATTGTTAAATATAAAAGGTATAGAGTGTTAAAATAAAACCTTAGATTAACATAAATACCACTATTTAATTTATTATAGTTAATTAAAAGGAAACAACTGCGGACTTCTTTTTTGATGAAGTCCGCAGTTGTTTATTGCTCCATCCCTTTTATAATCGTTTCCAACCTCCCACTTTTTTTTCATTTTTTTTTCTTACGCAGAGATCACCCCGCGCCACATTGTATCGGTGGGGTGGGTGTGGGCGTCCGGCGGCGGCTGTAAATATGCTTTGGTGTGGTGTGGTGGTGGTGTGGGTGGTGGTGTGGTGGTGTGGTGTGGTGTGGTGTGGTGGTGTGGTGTGGTGGTGTGGTGTGGGTGGTGTGGTGGTGGTGTGCTTCTGGTGGTGTGCTTCTGGTGGTGTGGGTGGTGATGGAGCGTGAACACCAGGCAACACCAGTTCTCGCGCGTACATTATTAAAGTCAAATAGTGTTGGCCTTTGTTTGCGGTTTTCAGGTAGGAATATAGTGGTTAAGGTATCATTTTGCAAACTCTGAGATTACAAAATAAAGATACTTTTGTATATTTTGTCAAGAAATCGGAAAAAGTAAAACGAAAAAGATAAAATAATTAAGAAAATGCTTGCGAGTAAAACGAAAAAGATATAACTTTGCAGCAGAATTAATAAACAATATGTTTCACACTTAAAAATTTAAAGTTATGAATAAGCAAGTAAAAACCACTGCCCAGGTTAAAAAGGGTGCAAAGAATGAAAACAAGGTGATCAACAGTAACCCCGGTTACATTTTCCGGCACCTGAATAAGGTAGCCCAGGGCAGAGACAAGGAGGCCAAGGGCGTAGAAGGTTACAGTAACGAAAACATTAAAGATCTTTATTCCCGTTTAAATGCGGCCTTCGTTGACGGCGCCGGTTTTTGGTGGAGTTCTATATATGCTTTTAACGGCCGCCCGGTTACGTCTCTTGTTGCCGTAACTGATACTACGGCTTTCTATCTTGATCCAAGTTTTACACCTGACGCCGATCACGTTTTGATCCACTTTGCAGGTACATATTATATTGGTACGCTTGCAAGTTGTTGGAGTGATAACTCCGTTATAGATGCTGCCGCCGCCCGTCTGGGGCTTGTTGAAAAATACGCCGCAGCTATCGACAAGGAGCAAGACAAGGAGCGCAAGGCAAAAGAGAAGGCAGAGCGCAAGGCAGAGCGCAAGGCAGAGCGCAAGGCCAAGAGTCAGGAGCGCAAGGCCTATGCAGACAAGGCCAAGGAGTTTGCAAAGAAAGCCCAGGATCTTAAAAAACAAGTGGAGGCCGGCACAATAACAGAGGCAGAGGCCGCCGCCCTATTGTTTGCAGCATAACGGCCGCAAGGCCAGGGGGCGCAAGGAGCGCAAGGGGGATCGATACCCCCTGCCCCCACTAAAAAACATTTTGCCCGGATCGGCCCGGTTTTCAAGGCCCCCGGATCCTCCACTATAAAGCCCGGTTTTCAGGGCAAGGGGGAGCAAAAGATCCTCCCAAGGCCAGGGAGTAAAAGCAAAGGCAGGCAGAAGGATAGCCGGAAAACCTCGGGTGTACCCCCACTCTCTTAAATGCAAAGGGGCAGAGAGCTAAAGGCAGGCCGCAAGGCCCCGGGATAGTTAGCGATCTGGGACCGGATAGTTAGGTAGGCGTTTCGGCGCACGAGATAACGAACTGTCTATGCCCTCCCGGTGGAGGGCGCAGGGGGTAGGTTGCAAGGAGGTGACGAACTCAAGCAAAACCGCCCCAGGCGAGAAGGCAGAAGGGTTATAATTAAAGACTATCCAAGGAAGGCGAGAGCAGGAAGTCGAAGGCGTTTTTATAGGCGCTCACGAGGCGGACGATGCAGCCGGGTCCGAAAGTGAGTCTCGCCGGGTGGGGTTCTATCCTATCCGCATAAAACTTTGCAAGCGGCGGACAATACCTATGCACACATAGGGGCGGGGCTCAGGAAGAAAAAACCGCGACGAACTTCAATATCTTGTCCTTCGCACGAAGGGCTATGAGCGCCAGGCCCCCTGGGTGGGTAGAGCGCGAGTGGCCAGTGAGTGTGCTGTACTCGTTTCATGTGCAGCCGGTTTTCAAGCGGCATGAGCGTGTTATCTAACGGCCTGTTTCGGGTCGGACACAAACGAGGGGGACAGATTAAAGTAAAGTGTATCCGAGATTTTGAAGATAAAACGGAGGAGGAGAGTGTAAACGACTTTTCCCGCTATTTGCGTGAGCTGACAATATGGCCTATGGGCAACGAATCCAAACGCAGGACACCAGGTGTCAGGCGTGGCCGACGCAGCACACGCATACGATAGCCGAGAGAGTCAGGGCTGGACGCCCCACGTGGGCATCAGGCGGTTCGAGTCCGCCCTCTTCTACTATTATTCACTAAAATATGGAGGACAAAATTATGACAACAAAGAAATCAGAAGTCTATTTTGAAGTTCGCGAGCCAAAGGCCGTGAGCGACTATTGTATGGCACATGGTATGCCTATCCCTACGCTTTATTCTAAGCAGCAGCGTGGTGGTGATTATTACAAAAGTACCTATGAAGTATGGGAACAGCTCTATTGCTATGGGGGCTATGGTCCTGAAGGTTGGCCTCTGGCTATGGGGTGTTATCCATGTTAAATCTATAAAACCATATTCCTATGGCAGAAACAAAAGCAATGATTCTACAAATGCGTCCTAAAGTTCAGGAACTGCGGGACGCTCGTACCTATACGGAGGCGCAAGTGAAGCGCATACTATTTGCCTTCGCCCGTGATCTTGGTTGCAAATGGCGGAAAGACCGCTTAGAGAAATTTATCGAAACAGCATTTGATTTTTAATCGGAGGACAAAACAATGAAAAAATTATCTATCGTTGGCGGCATCCTGTTCGCCCTGGGCATGCTCGTGGCTACGGGCATCGATGTGAACCCTATTCAGATTCTGTATTCCCTTGCGCTGATTTGTTGCGCTGCGGTTTGTTTTGCTTACGCTGACGAGTCAGAAAGTGAAGAGTTAAAAGTGAAGAGTGAAGAATCTTCTAAAGGCGACTATAAAACCGCTGCCTAAAAAGTGGCAATTAAGCATTAGGCATTAAGAATTAAGCATTAGTATAAACTCAAAAAATCACAAAAGTTATGAAGACAAAGAAATCATCTAAGGCAATCGTTATCGCACTGGCAGCAGCAACCGGTGCAAGTGTTTCATCTATCAGCGCAGCCGAGAAGCAGGCTATGGCCGACATGCAGGCCGAAGGCATGGACGTGTGTGCTATCGAATACACATGGGACCCGTTTGACGGACTTATTGCATGAAAGTGAAGAGTGAAGAATGAAGAGTGAAGAATTTAAAACTTTACGACTATGATGTACGACGGAGAACTGAATCTTAACGAGCACGAACAGGAGTTCGTGAAGACAGAGAGTAACTTTATCAATGGCGGCCTCTATCACAAGCGCGACGTGGCGCGGGCTATGGCTCGCGACCACCGCTATCTGGTGGGGCAGCGTGGAGAACTGGCTATTGAGTACCTGAAGGTGCTGGCCTCCTATGAGCGCAAGGGCTGGTACGATCCGCGTGACGAATGGGCCTGCAAGTGTGCCCGTGTGGCTATCGACGCACTCATCAAGGCCGACCTGCTCTATATTCCCTACGATGAACGTGAAGAACAAGGACTATCTAAAGCAGCGTGACTATGTTTGCAATCTATCGAAAGAATGTGGGCGGTCGGATTCACGACCGCTACTTCAAGAACTACGACAAGGCCAAGGCAGAACTGAACAGCGACGTAGAGCGTATGTGTGACGTCTGCGGTGGCAAAGTGACTGAGCGTATCGACCGCATGAACCGCGACAAGGGTTTCTACGAGTACGAGGTGCGCATGACTACTGGCGAGGGCGAACAGGCTTCGTTCGCTATTATCGACGGCTATTTTGAGGACTAAAACTCTGTAAACCATGAAAGTGAAAGTATCGAAAGTGTTTGCCAAGTTCATCAATGACACGGCAAAGGAGCTGGGCTTTAAGTGCGAGGCCAGCGTGGTTACTATGAGCGAGCGAGGCTACCGCCTGAACGTGGGGCTGGACGCCGCGCTGGATGCCGAGGACAATGGCGACTATGACTGGGCCGAGGATGAGTACAAGGTTATCAAGGTGCTCTATCCCGAGGAATACTACGCCATGCCGACGTACCTGACTACGGCATCTCTTACTAAGGAGTTCCGCCGTCGTGGCGTGACCACTGAGGCAGAACTGAAGGAAATGGTGCGCAGTATGTGTGAAATCTAAACGACAAACGACTATGAGCAGTTTTATTATCAGCAAAGTGGAGTACATCAAGGCCGCTGGCCTGATGTGTGGCTATGAGGAAGCGAAGCGCGACAGCCACAAGTGGTTTATCGACAATGTGCGCAAGGAGTTTGAACATGCCTACGCGCTGAACGTAGTGAGCGTGAACGAGCAATACGGTGACGGTGAAATGCCTGAAACGGAGCAGTACGACGATGTGTTTGAATCTTATCGTAAGAAGGGCGCACTCATCCAGCGTGAGGGCTATGCCTCCGATAACGGCATTATCTTTCACAAGGTAGAGAACGTGATGGATAAGAAAAAGTTCCGCCTGTCAATGTTCAGTTTCTTTAAGAGCGTGCTCTATCAGATAGAAAACGAGGCCGCTCATCGTGCGGTGGCAGAGCTGTTCTTTAACTGCCTGAGCGTGCTCTATGAGAGCGATCTGCGCAGCGTGGATGGCTGGTGGGGTGAAGTAGAGCTGGAAGCAGCATAAGTTTAACTCAAAAAATTTACAATTATGGCAACAAAGAAAACGAAGTCCACCAAGGGTGGCACGAAGAAGGTGTTTAACGTTTACCAAATGGTAACGGATAAGATTGTCGAACAAATGGAGAAGGGTCTTATCCCGTGGCGTCGCCCGTGGAGCGGTACGCAGGAAGGGGCTATCTCGTACACCACTCGCAAGCCCTATTCGTTTATTAACCAGATGCTGCTGGGCAAGCCTGGCGAGTATCTGACGTTTAAGCAGGTGAAAGCGTTGGGCGGCTCTATCAAGAAGGGCGCACAGAGCGGGATCGTGTGCTTCTATTCCCGCACGGTGATGAAGAAAGAGAAGGAGGAAACGGAGGATGGCGACACGATGACGGTGACGGTGTTCCAAGAGTATTATGCGCCTATCCTGAAGTTCTATCACGTCTTCCACATCGACGACTGCGAGGGTATCGCGTCTAAGCTGACAGTCGATGTGCCCACGGTGACGTTGCAGCCCGTGGATAAGGCAGAGCGTACTATACAAGGCTATCTGGCTGCTGAACCGCATTTGAAGTTCATCAACAATAAACCGAGCAACCGAGCGTATTTCTCGCCTGCTGCCGACGAGGTGGTGGTACCGATGATGAGCCAGTATCAGGATGTGGAGGAATACTATTCCACCGCCTTCCATGAGCTGACGCACTCTACGCTTATCGAGAGCCGATGCAACCGCAAGAGCGAGCAGACGGGTGTAGCTATGTTCGGCAACGAGGCGTACAGCCGCGAGGAACTGGTGGCCGAGATGGGTGCTGCCATGTTAGTGAACGTCTGCGGTATGGACTGCGACAAGGCTTTCAAGAATAGCGTGGCCTATATTCAAGGCTGGCTGAAACAGTTGAAGAACGACCCGAAGATGATTGTGTGGGCCAGCAGCCGTGCAGAGAAAGCTGCCCGCTACATACAGGGTGAGCGTCAGGCAAAAGAGAACGACGGCATCACGGCTATTGCAGCATGACCCCCTCCCATCCCTCCCCGAGGGGAGGGCATTAATTAAGCATTAAGAATTAAGCATTAAAAAAATACAACTATGGCAAAGACAATCGAACACATGGATTTTTATGTGGCTATCGCTCCGTATAAGACGGCCGGAAATGGAGAGCAGGAGTTCAACACGCTTAGAGTGAGTGTGAATTACACGAAGGGTAGAGGATTTCGTGCTAACTATCATCCTGGGTGGACGTCGGGCATTGGCTACGGTTGCTTATTCGACTTCTCGAATAACCCGCTGACATCAACCACATGGGTGGACATCGAGCCGACGGCCACGAAGAACAACGTGAAGAAGCTGGAGCAGTACAAAGTCAATCTGGAGATGGCCAAAGAGGCTATCGCATGGCTATTTGACCACCGCGAGTGGCAGAAACTGAATGCGGCTATCGCCAATATCGCCAAGTACGGCTATACGGAGTCGTTCCGTAAGCAGATGGCCGACATGATGACCGAGAACAATAATACGAATAACACTTCAAACGAACAAGTTATGGAAACAAAGAACAACAACAACGAGAGTGCTAACGTGCAGAACGCACAAGTGAATAACCCCATGATGAAGCAGTTCCGCGACCTGAAGGCGAAGCATCCGGAGAGAATCCTGTTGTTCCGCTGCGGAGACTTCTATGAGACCTACGAGCAGGACGCTGCGGATGTAGCCGAGGTGCTGGGCATTACGCTCACGAAGGGTGACGACGGCGTGCAGATGGCCGGATTCCCGCATCATGCTCTCGACTCCTATCTGCCCAAGCTCATCAGGGCTGGCAAGCATGTGGCTATCTGTGATCAGCTGGAGAAACCGAAGCCGAAGGGTAACGATAACGATAACGTTAACGCTAACGTTAACGATAACGCTAACGCTACTAAGGCCGAGAAGCCCAAGGCCGAGAAGCCCAAGAGCGAGAAGCCCAAGAGCGAGAAGCCGAAGGTCAAGAATACTAAGAGCGAGAAGCCAAAGGCAAAGGCCAACGATAACGTTAACGCTAACGCTCCACTCGTGTATGAGACCTACACGAACAAGAAGGGCAAGACCTGCGCCCGTATCAAGGGATTTACCGAGGACGATGCCCGCTATCAGTCAGGCCCCGAGCTTCACGGCTCGAAGACATGGGAGCGCGACAAGAAGGGCAACAAGACCTATATGCTCGTATTCGGTCCTGTCTATGTGAATGCAGCCAAGCAGTTGTGCGAGGCATGGAACAATGGCGACGCTGCCGCTATCAGCAAGGCAGTCGAGGACGTGAACGGCACGCTCGACGCCCACCGTAAGGAGCGTGAGGCACAGCGTGCCGAATATAAGGCTAAGGCCGAGGAGCGCAAGGCTAAGCGTGAGAACACCGTTGCAACAGATTGCTATACCAAGGAGGATGTGGCCGCTATGCTGCAGAAGGTGATGGCAGGTGAGGACATCCCAGAGGACATCAAGCGCCTTTTGTCAAAGGCGGCTTGAAGTTTAGAGTTTAGAGTTTAGAATTTAACGCTGCGCTATCGGCATGACGGGCAATAACTATGGCAAAAGAATATCAGCAGGCAGGTAAGCGCATCGTCAAGGACGGTGCGGCTTACTTCACCAACGAATATTTCAGCATCGACGGGCTGGGCTATGGCTATGTGTTCAAGGACGAAAAGGCTTTTAGGAACGACCCCAAGGCTGTGTGCTACATTCCTGAGAACGGATTCTGTGAGGCCGAAGAGGTGATGATTGATGGCGAACGTTGCTATCCACAAGATCAGGTAAGCGCTTATACCCGTGAAGACCTGGAGGCTCTGGTAAACGAGGAAGTGGACTGCGACACGGGCGAGGTTATCCCGATAGAGTATTTCTTCTGGAAACTCGAATGGGCCTATCCTGAAACCTATCTCGCCGAAATGGCTGCATGAACTGGAAAGAAATTATCGGAAATTAATAGAAAATCATTCAAAAAACGAAAGTTATGGACGAAATGACATTGAGAAAGCATCTGCTGGAGAACATGACCAAGATGCTGAACTGGATTAGTGAGCAGTTTAAGAAGGCCGACTGTGACGTGCCTTTCGAGTATGAGTTTGCCTATGGCTTCATCTATGGGCACCGATGCGACAGGCTGGAGTTCTGGTGTCGCAAGGAACCGTGTTTCTACTTTCGCCACTATGGGACCACCAAGAAGGTGAAAGACGGAAAACTGTATGATGACGATAAAGACTATACGCAGTCGTACTTGACCAACCCCTATTGGTATATCCCACGTGAAAACGTGGATGGATTTAAACTGGCTATGGATGAATGGCCGAAGGTGAAGGCGGCTGTGCTGAAACACATAGAGAGTGTTAAGAATGTAACTAACTTTGAGGTTTAAGACTATGGCAGATTTTAGTGCAAGAAAACTGAATGAGAAGGTAACGGTGACCTGCTACCGCAAAACGGAGAAGATGACGCGGCGCAAGGCGCTGGAGTTCTACTACGAGGGCATGAAGTGCTCGGAGGGTAGCGAGCATGAACGCTATGAGACTATCTTCTTTCAGTTGATGGAAGGTCGTATGACAGCCAGCGACGAGATACCGATGTATAATCTTTAACGAGTAACAATTATGAAATCAGAGCAAATTCATCTAATAAGGGAGGCGTGCAAGAAGAAAATGCTTGACACGCTGATGACGTTGGTCAAGGAGAACGGAGAGGACTATAACGACTACTATCTTAACGAACACGGAATTGAGGAGGACGATGGCTATACCATTGTGAAGGTGTTTGACATTGCCCATTTCGGATGCCACATGGCACTGCCGCTGAAATGGTGCGATGATCTGACAGCAGACGTACATCCGCTGAGTAGCGAACTGGCCGACGAGTTCGGCTATCATGCCTACTGGTCGCTGTATATTGAGCGCGACGAGACGGGCTATGAAACACTGATGTTCTATCAGTTTGTGAACTCCGGTGTTTGCTGGGACAGTGAGCAGGCTGAGCCAGACCACAGCCCTGCATCTGAAATGTCGCTGGCAGAACTGGACTACCTGACGCAGGCTATCTACTGGCATCTGCGTAGGGATGTGGAGAAAGTGAAGGATGAATAACTTAAACGTGTAACGGCTATGACAAAGACATCAATACAGGAGGCTGCGATGGACTATATGAGCAGCCATGAGCATAATTTCTATGCAGAGGGAAACAACGTGACGCTCTATATCGGGCCGACGGCGGTGGACGTGGAAACCATCTGGTACTCCGACAAGGAGGACAAGATATACCTACACTGCGGATGCAAGGAGTTTGAGGGCGACATCGACATTGACTCGCTGTCGGATGACAACCAGCAGCGCATGATGGCGGCTTTCGGCATTGACACGAAGCGCGACAAGATGTGGGAGGAAGTGACGCAGTATGTCACACTGGCCAACGAGCACCTGGAGCAGGAGGACGTGAAGGCACAGATATATATCGAGGCGTATCAGACAGGGCCGAACTATGAGGTGTATGTGCTCTACGATGGAGAGGACGTGGACGTGAAGGACGATGACGTGAAGCTGGAGGATGCGGTGAAGGTGGTTGAGAAGGTGTGGACCAGTCTGGTGCAGACTTACTGCGACGATGCCGACGACTATAGCGAGACGGTGCGGCTGCGCCGTGTGGACGGTGACACCCACCGGGGCGAGAGCAATCTCATCTACAGCTTTGCAGACTGCCCGCTGTTCTTCGTACACTGCAACGGGAATATCGAGGACGTGGACGGCGACATCGACCGCTTCATTGACGCAAAAGGTTACTTCGCCGTGAACGCCGACGACTACCACGAGGCTATGCGCCAAGTGTATCTGCACGAGAATGGGATTGAGAGGTAATACATTAAACGAGTAACAAAACTATGGCAAAGAAATCATGGGAGGCCGCCCTGGAAAAGGCCAACGAGAACCTGAAGGAGTATGGCGCACAGTTGGAGGTGCGCCGTGAGTTGGGAGGTAACTGCTATTCGCTTAACGTCAGCTGGAGCGACGGAGATACGGAGAACTATGCCAGCGGCTTCTATGAGGAGGAACTGGACCGGCTGGTGAGCGAGGCGTGGCCCGATGTGCGGGTGAAGTCGATGCGGCGTTGCGACAGGATTATCCGCTGCATCGTGCATGTCGATACGTCTCCGTCGTCGCCGGTGTTGATGAATGGTGGCAAGTTCGTGCACGAGCATGAGTATTGCGGCAGCGAGGAAGCCGCCGTAAGGTGGATGAACCGGACGCTGGGCTATGTGCTTGACGACGCGGCTACGATGGCAAGCACGGAAGACCTGCTGAGCGTAAACGCTGCGCTGGCCGAGCAGTACGACGAGCCGGCAAACCTGAATGCCTACGCCTCTATTGAGGATATCACGGAGGCGGTGATTGTGAAGTGCAGCGAGGTTTTCTGCGAACACCACTGGAGCCACACGGCGCTCACGGCTGTGGCCGACGAGCTGGGCGTGGATATGTATGACATTGAGAAGTAACCCCATCCCGTAGCGGCTTGACCTATGCTTTGATGCGACTACGGGAACTAAATACAAGATATATCATAACTTGTAATTTTTTGAGTGTTGGGCTGTCCCGTCGGGATGACGGGCCAGCCCTCTTTGAACAACGAATTTAACGAATTAAACGAAATACAACTATGGAACAACAGGAATTGAATATGCGTATCGCCATGTCGCTATTGCGGCAGTGCGCATGGGTGTGGGAGCACTGCACCAGAAACCCAAACGAAGGTGAGTTTAGGCTGAGCGAAGTCCTTCAGGGACTGCACGGGAACAAGTGCTACGAAAGCGCACCGGGCATCATCATCGAGGACATGGGGCTGTGCGAGCACTGGGACGTCTTCATCTCGACGTTCGCCGGTGACGGAGGACTTTTGGGCTTCAGCAAGAAGACGTGGGAGACACGCATGGAGTTCGGAAACTTCCGCTTCTCCTACCGCCTCGACAATATCTTTGACGTCACCTCAGGATTCTGCAAGCTGAACTGCCCGTCCATGAGACAGAAGGTGCGCTTCTGCGCCAAGGGCGGCGAACGGTGGGCGGTGCTGCCCGAGGTGAAGAAAACAAAAGCAAAAACCCCCTCTAACTCCCCGAGGGGAGAACGGAAAAAGAAGGCAGCCACGAAGACAAAGGCTATTGTAAAGCCTATGCCTGCGGCAAAACCTCTTACGCTTGCTGAGCAGTTGCGCCAAGCACTGCTGGCAAGGATGGCAGCGTGAAGATAAAAGATTACGGCTATGTTTAAGACGATTTATACAGTACGGAAAATCAGAGGTGAAAGCACTGAATATCGTGCTTACTTTGAAGAATATAATGACGCTAAGAAATTTGCCGAAAAGGAGGCAGCGACTATTGACGACTGTTCATCCATAGGTCAGCGTCATCACCTCGATGGTTCTTTTGAATATTCATGGACAGGCCATCATAGTGAGGTCCTGATGAATGATTTCGCATGGTTGTGTGACTATAACTGCAAAGGTATCAGGTTCTACGACGACCAAGGTCTGGTTTGGAACTATGAGAGTTATGCAAAATTCAAAAACGACAAACTAAAAAGATAACGACAATGAAAAAAATTGCAGCACCTATTGATAACAAGAATTTGATGGAAGACCCGTTCGAGGACGAGGTGTTCGAGGATTTCTATGCGGCTCACGACCATCGCGACGGTTCAAGGACACGTCACCTGATAGGCTATAAGGCCGTGAAAGATGAGCAGGGCATTAAGTGTGAGAGCGCACTGGTGGATGCACGGTGGAAATATGGCGACAACTGTGTTACCATTACCGTGATTGCTGTTCCCGGCACAGAGGATTGGAAGTACACCCGCGACGCTGTTCTGGCCGACTACCGCAAGATGTTCAAGGCGTGGGAGTGTGAGGACAACCCCGACCTGGTGGTAGAGTTCTATCAGTTGGGCAACATGCTCAACGTGATATTCTATTTTGAATGTGAATAAATAAACAATTAAAAACGATAAACTCAAAAAACATAAGTTATGGCAACGAAAGAAAAGATTCAAACGATAGAGTATTGGTTGCAAAACAACTTCAACTCTAAAGCTCATGTAGAGCAGGCCGATCCACGATGCGGAACCAGGTTTGCGGTGGTTACAAGGGACGAGGAAGAGAGGCCGACTTTCTGGACAGAGTTCTTAACTATTGACACACTTTACGAGGTGGTGTTTGCACTGCTTCGTTACAATATATTTATCAAAATCAAGGAGGCGTAAGTTATGGCAACGAAATTACAGAGACTGCGCGATAACATCGCGGCATTAGAGCATGCACTTACAACAGACAAGTGCGACAACGACATACTGAATAAATATACCGGCTTTGGCGGTTTGGGCTTCGTGCTCAATCCGCTCGACACTGGAGCATGGGCAGCAAGCGACCTCGACTGCTTCTGCGATACGACGCGCCTTCATAACCTGCTGCGTGACAACAGTAAGGATGAGCGCGAGTTTAAGGCATGGATGCAATCATTGAAGGCATCTACGCTGACGGCGTTCTATACACCATGGGAATTTGTGGCTGCTATAAGTACGACATTATGGGATGCAATGCCTACGGCAAATGTTCTTGACCCTGCTGCAGGAAAGGGCGTTTTTCTTCAAACTCCTTCTGTGTGTGAAGGTTGTCATCGCATGGTGGCTTACGAGAAAGATTTATTGACAGGCGTTATCCTGAATGCAAAGTACGGACATTATCGTTATTCTGACATCCGCATCAAGGGTTTCGAGACTATCCCCAACGAGGACCTGGGACAGTTCGACCTCGTGACCACGAATGTGCCGTTTGGTAACATTCAGGTGTTCGACCCTGCGTATAGCAACAGCGACAATCAGGTGCGCCGTGATGCTGCAAGGATGATCCACCGCTACTATGTGCTGAAAGGTCTGGACTGCCTGCGTAACGGCGGTCTGCTGGCTTACATCATCACAAGCAATTATCTGAACCGAGACACGGAGCAGCTGGCAGAGGCATTGAAGAGTGCCCGCCTGATTGGTGCCTACCGTCTGGCAAACAACCTGTTCAAGGACAACGGTACGGAGGTGGGTACTGACCTGCTAGTGCTGCAGAAGGAAGAGGGTAGGGGAGAGATGACGCTCGACGAGACGCTGCTGCTCTCTGCCTATACCGACAACGACTGCCCCACCAACCTGTACTTCACCATGAAGCCCGACCATGTGATTGCCACGAGCAGCAAGGTTGACACCGATGCCTACGGCAAGCCCGGGTTTACCTATCTGCATAAGGACGGTGTGCAGGGCATTGCTGAAGATTTGCAGAAAGTGCTTGCAGCCGACTTGTCGGCAAACCTCGTTATAACGTCATCACGTAATAACGTTACAACGACATCAAGCGCCAACAAACCCAAGGCGAAGCGCCTGACCAAGAAGGAGAAGGTGCTGACGGCCATTCAGGAATGCTACACGCAGTTGTACGAGCAGGAGCAGAACGAGCAGATAGAGAAAGCGGAGCTTCGCCGCGACCTGAACAAGCTCTACGATGACTTTGTGAAGGAGTTCGGCTATCTGCACGACGCTAAGAACCAGCCTACGGTGGAGCGCGTGGCGAAGGAACTGTTGGGCATTGAGGTGAAGACCGATGGCTGTTGGCAGAAAGCCGACATCATGCTCCGCCCTATTGCCTTTGCCACCGAGGAAGAGGATAAGACCTACACCGCAAAGGAAGCCCTGGCCGCCAGTCTGAACGAGTACGGCGAGCCGCACATCGGTTATATGGAGTCGCTGACCGGCATGGATGCTGAGCAGTTGCTTGGCGAGCTACAAGGCGAGGTGTTCTATAACCCCCTGGAAGGCGAATATGAAATTAAGTCGAAGTTCATCAGCGGCAACGTCATCGAGAAGATAGAGGCCATTGAACGGAAGTACCCGGAACTGATACATGGTAATCGTGAAGATTCTTCACTCTTCACTCTTCACTCTTCACTTCAGGCACTGCGAGAGGCAGTGCCAGAGCCTATCCCCTTCGAGCAGTTGGACTTCAACCTCGGTGAGCGCTGGGTGGATGCCGATGTGTATAGCAAGTTTGCCACGGAGTTTTTCTCGATGCCCGACGATAAGGACAACAGTTATTGGTCCGGCAAGGTGAAAGTAACGGTGAAGTACGAGCCGCAGATTGACCAGTACGCCGTCAGTGCCGACCATCATAACGAAAAGATCTGGTCGCAGTACAGCGTGAGCAGTGAGGCTACCAAGCAGCTTGACGGCATGGACCTGCTGACACATGCCCTGCACAACACCACGCCGCAGATGATGAAGTATCTGCGTGACAAGGATGGATTCTATGTCTATACCGACAACTATGACAAAATCAAGGTGGAAGACCCTGAGAAGACACAGCTGGCCGCTGCCAAGATTGAGGAAATCCGACAGGGTTATGAGGACTGGCTGCAGCGTCAGCCCAAGGCGTTTCGCGATAAGCTGGCCGATGTCTATAACCGCCGGTTCAACTGTTTCGTGAAACCTAAGTACGACGGCAGTCACCAGACATTCCCCGGTCTTGATATGGTCGGTCTGAAAGCCAAGTACGGCATTGAACGTCTGTACGACTCACAGAAGGACTGCATTTGGATGTTGCTCTTGAACGGCGGCGGTATCTGCGACCACGAGGTAGGCAGTGGCAAGACGCTCATCATGTGTATTGCTGCACACGAGATGAAGCGACTGGGTATGTGCCACAAGCCGATGATTATCGGATTGAAGGCCAACGTCAGTGCGATTGCCGAGACCTACCGCACAGCCTACCCCGATGCAAAGATATTGTTTGCTACAGCCGCCGACTACAGCGGAGCCAACCGCATTGAGTTCCTGAACAATGCGAAGAACAACGACTACGACTGCATCATCATGTCGCACGACCAGTTTGGCCGCATTCCTCAGAGTGACGAGGTACAGGAGGAGTTGCTGCGCGACGAGCTGCAACAGCTGGAAGATGCACTTGACCTCTTAGGTGAATATGGCTACGACATCTCGTCTAAGATGCGTCGCGGACTGGAAACCAGGAAGCGCAACCGTGAGGCAAAGTTACGTGAACTGCAGAACAGCATGCGCAATAGGAAGGATGACATCGTGGACTTCCGCATGATGGGTATCGACCATATCTTTGTCGATGAGAGCCATCAGTTCAAGAACCTCGGCTTTACCACCCGTCACGACCGTGTGGCCGGCATCGGCAACACAGAGGGGAGCAAGCGAGCCTTTAACCTGCTCATGGCTATCCGCACGATTCAGAAACGCACAGGCCGCGACCTCGGAGCCACGTTCCTGAGTGGTACCACGGTGACAAACTCGCTGACGGAGCTTTACAGCCTGTTCCGCTATCTCCGTCCAAATGCTTTGGCAGATCAGCGTATCACCTGTTTCGATGCGTGGGCCGCTATCTTCACCAAGAAGTCGCAGGAGTTTGAGTTCAGCATTACCAACTCAATAGTACTGAAGGAACGTTTCCGTTACTTTATCAAGGTGCCTGAGCTGGCGATGTTCTATAATGAGATTACCGATTTCCGCACTGCCGAGGATGTGGGCATTGAGCGACCCGCCAAGAACGCCATGCTGATGAACATCAAGCCTACCCCCGACCAGGAGGAATATATAAAGGTGCTGATGAAGTTTGCCAAGGATGGCGATTTCAGCCTGATTGGTATTAAGAATCCAACCGACAAGCAGAAGAAGGCCAAGATGCTCTACGCCACCGATCAGGCCCGTAAGATGTCGCTTGATATGCGAATGATTGACCCTGCGTATGGCGACCATCCCAACAACAAGGCAAGCCAGTGCGCCAAGCAAATTGCCAAGTACTACCGTCAGTACGACAAGCAGAAGGGCACACAGTTGGTGTTCTCCGATCTGAGTACGTGGCAGGGTAACAACGGGGGCTGGAACGTCTATTCGGAAATCAAGCACAAGCTGATCAGTGAGTACGGCATCCCTGCCTCTGAAATTCGTTTCATTCAGGAGTGTAAGAGTGACAAGGCCAAGCAGAAGATGATCGACGAGGTGAACAAGGGTAACATCCGTGTGCTCTTCGGCAGTACGTCGATGCTCGGAACGGGTGTCAACGCTCAGCAGCGGATTGTTGCGGTGCATCACCTCGATACACCGTGGCGACCCTCCGATTTGGAACAGCGTGACGGACGAGCCGTCCGCAAGGGTAACGAGATTGCCAAGCTGTACGCCGACAATAAGGTGGACGTGATTATCTACGCCGTGGAGAGAAGCCTTGACAGCTATAAGTTCAATCTCTTACATTGTAAGCAGACGTTTATTAACCAGTTGAAACGCGGACAGCTTTCCATCCGTACCCTCGATGAGGGAGCGATGGACGAGAACACGGGCATGAATTTCTCTGAGTATATGGCTATTCTCTCCGGCAACACCGATTTGCTGGAGCGTGCCAAGCTGGAGAAAAAGATTGCCGGACTGGAAGCCGAGCGCAAGAGTTTTCTCCGAGACCATGCGGAGCAGGAGCAGAAGCGCACGGATATGATTGCCGAAAACGAGCGACTGGATCACAGCATTCAGGATGCCCGCGAAGACCTTGCCAGGTTCAACAAGGCCCGCCGTCTGACAGCCGACGGTGCAGTGGAGAATGCTTTAGAGATAGCCGGTTGCAAGGATGCCGACATCAAATCCATGGGCAAGGAACTGCAGCACATCTGCGAAACCGAGCATACTGCCCCCGAGCAGTATAAGACCGTCGGAAGCATCTACGGATTTCCCGTGATGGTGAAGACGGTGGTCACGGCCAAACTGATGGGTGATCCTATCTATGAGAACCGCTTCTTTGTGAAGGGTTCCCGTCTCATCTACCAGAACAACAGCGGAAAACTCAACTGCAGTTCTGCCCGCTTGTCCGCTGAATATCCCTTACAGGTGCTCCAACGCATTCCAGAGATTATCGACGGATGGGAGACCCGCAAGGAGGATAACCGAGTACGCATAGAACAGCTCTCGTCAATCCTCACCCTCACCTGGGGTAAGGAGAGCGAGTTAATGAAACTGCGTACCGAGCTCACCCTTCTCGACCGTAAGATTGAGAAGGAACTACGTGAAAGCGAAACTCCTCACCAGCCCGTCAAAGTGGCTGCGTGAGGAAGTTCGCCTTCTTGTCAAAATCAATAAAAATCGAATTTAGTTATGGCTAAACAATTTGCAATCGACGTGGATTTCCGCGTCACCAAGCGCATCTATGTGGATGCAGAAACAGCAGAGCAGGCCGAGCAGATGGTGGAAGAACGCTGCAAGGCTAATCCCTATCAGTACACAAGCAACATCGACGCTTGCACCGACTACTCAATTATCGAGGTCAGCGAGTGCGAGGATGATACCGATGCTGATCCGCTGAAACCTGCTCTCGACTATGTGTGTGAACAGTTGGGCACTGAAAGGACTGTGGCTATTCGTATGCAAGTGACCTACAATATGAAACACCGCATGCCTGTCAATACTGGAATAGACGATGCTCACGTGATCGACCTGCTGGAAGAATACGGCCAAGACAACGACCTGCCCGAAGGCTGGTGGGAGAACGAAGGAGACATTGACGACATCCTATTGGAACTTTAACCGTAGGCAGCGGCTCAGCCGTTGCAAGAATTATTAACCCTAAAACGACAACAACTATGAACAAGCAAGAATTGATTAAGTGCCTGACCGACCTGATGGCAACGGTACAGATGGCCTACTTTAAGGGCCGCATGGAAGGATACCCGTTGTGGGTACATGAACATAGTGCTGACGGTGCAGCTATTAGCATCGACCTCTACAACTTCGGAGGTGACGGTAAGCCTGTGTGTGACGGTCTGAAACCCTGCACCATCACCTATGATGACAATACGCAGGAAAGCGGTTGGCTGTTCTGCATGGCTTACGACCCCGACGATGATGTTACACCGCTGGTATTCCTGTTTACACCAGACGGCGACGAGGGCGATATGGCGATTGATCCCGAGGATGTGCCGGAAGATGTGTTGAAGAACATAATTGCATGGCTGGAAAAGGCAATGAAGCCACAGCCCGAAAAGCCCAAGAACGACGTTACTTCATTCTTCTTCTACATGTGGAACGCCTGGTGCAAGGAGGAGTGCCAGAAGGCTTTCTCCGCTCCCGGAAACAACTGGCAGCACTTCTGGAACAAGTGGCTTGGCATCTGCAAGGAACACAGCGTGTATGGAGCTGCCGAGCGGTTCTATGCCGAACTCTCAAATCATAACCGCGACCTGCTCGTGAAGCGGGCCACGGAGGTTTACGAAGGTGATAGTGAGAAACATTAAGAAACACGGTTATGGACTTACAGATAACAGTTGGGAAGTGGGAAGTTAAAGAAGCCCGCGATGAATGCAAGAAATACTCCATCATACAGAAAATAGCCACGAGGGTTGCAAGGGGTAAGCACGGCGTGACTTACCCCAACTCTCGCGACATCAGTATCTATTTCAAACCGTTCTGGCAGTTACCGTCTATTGACGAGCTAAACCTTCAGATGCGCGAAATACAAGATATCCCCTATCTTATCCGGCAAAGACATCCGGAATATGCTAACATGAAGTATTAAATCTAAAACATTACGACTATGACAACAACAACAATCGACCTGCGGCCGAAAGTAAAACAATATGAGGCAAACGGACGGCAGAAGCTGTCAGACGTACATTTTCGTATCAACATACCTGCCTATGATAAGGCACTTTATGACTACAGCAAGGAGGCGCGAGAGGCAGGAGGGAACGCTGTCAGCGCCTTCTACAACGAGGTAGTTGCTCTTTTGATGGCCGACGGATGGACGCTTCGTAAGGAGAACTACGGCCCCGCTTGCTGCCCGCAGCTAAAGAAGAGTGCGCAGTATCTCTACTGCCACCCGCAGGACATCAGCGGACTGGTGATTGCCGATGACATAGACCGTCTGGAACAAATGTTCCGTAATATGCAATCATGCAAGTATCGCTGGACAGACAACTACGGTGATGTGCTGGTGACTACCTCCGAAGAGGACGAACGCAAAATGTACCGCGAATACTTCCCGTCAGGGTTGGCCACCACTTTAAAGGAACTGCTGACCACCAAGCGGAAGAACCTTTACAAGGATAAGGGTAGTGTGGAACATGCAGCCTGCAACCGCATCTGCATACAGAACCGCCGTATTGACCTCGACGATATCGGAACAGGTTCTCCTCACATGCGCCGCCCATTGGTGGAGTTCGTCACGTCTGAGTACAACCGTCTGCTGAACCTCGGTTATATCCGTGAGGCCAACGGACAGAACGGTCGTCGCCTGGCACGCTGGGCCAACAAGACCGAACAGCGAGATATAGAAAAACGAATGAATCACTAACATTTACGAACTATGAATACAAAGAAATTCTGGTGCCACTATGTCGGCTCCGACGGCAATACGCCGAAGAGACGCAACATCGAACTGACAAACCTCAGTGAACTGCTGCCCAACATTGGCAACGAACATGCGAAGACTCCACTCTGGTATGAGCGTGAGGAACACGACGAGGGCTACCGAACCTATGTGCAATACTTCATCTACGCCCAACTGAGCGACAAGGTGGCTGCAATGATAACCGTTGTGAGTGCCAGTTTGCTGGAACGTATGCAGCCAACCGACGCAGAGATTGAAGCAGACGGACAGATACGCTGGCAGAAATTTCTTGCAGAACATCCCGATGCCAGTGATGACTACAAGGCCAAGGAGCGCAAATGGAACGAGGAAAACATGGAAGACAGAAAGAAAGACCGTGATAATCTTCTGGCGCGTCTGAAACTGACGATGGACTACGACAACTACTTACTTTCCGTATCTTCATGGGTGAAATGCTCTGACATCCGAGCCTACGAGGAAGTGCAGTCGCCGATTCTCTCCGGCCTGAAAGAAATCCGTGCTATAAAAATGGAGGAACGCGAGGAGGAAGACCGCCAGCGTAGGGAAGAAGCCCGCAAACGGGCCGAGGAGGAAGCCCGCAAGCGTGCCGAGGAAGAACGCCAGGAGCAAGAGCGACTGACACAGGAGGCCGAGAAGTTCAAGAACGGCGAGAGTATTGACGGATGCGACGTGGTGGACCTCTGCCGCCGCTACGGTATCGCTATCCACCTGCGCACCGTGCATAACCTGCAGCAGGTTATTGCCAACATCAACGGCAAGGAACAGACCTGCCAGTATTACCGTACTCGTGGTAAGCGCCGTCCCCAACTCGACGGTTGCTACAAGACCGCCACAGAATTGTATAACTATCTGCAAACAGCGTAAACCAGTCGCCTCACGGCGAGAAATCTTACAAATCTAATCAATAACTCAAAATCATTATGGCAAACTATTACGGCACGTTAAAAATAATGCGGTTCGATGTGGACGACTTTTTACAGGCCGTCCACGATAAGTACGAACAGATAGCCATCGAAGACGCTTCGGCTCGCTCATGGACGCGGGATATGGCAAGACTTCGCCGGGTATGGGATTCCGTTATGCGAATGCCACCTTACGGCGACGCTTCACTCTACCCCAACCGCGACGGCCGACGTGAACCTGCACTTATAGAAGTGTGGATTAAGGCCGGTGATTTCTGGAGAGCAGCAGGCTTTAAGCAAAACGACGAACTGTTGTGTTCACAGCACGGCATACCACTGCGTGAATGGGAGGTTACAGCCATCGTCAAGGCACAGATGGAATCGCCATCAACTAACGGAGTTATCACCTTTGGAGAAACTTATTCGTTCAGACGGATTTGTAATCCGGCTGCATAGAATATAAGCATTTAAAATGCGAGAAACACTTTTGAATAACTTAAAACCAAACAATATGCCAGAGAATTATTTTTTCGCTATCCTCGTGCTCCTCGCTTTGATGAAGTGTGGATGCAAGTAAAAAACAAAACCCTAAAATCCTAAAATCATTATGGCAACAAAAATCATAGCAACATCAAAGAACGACATCAAAGGCGACCTTCGCCTTCTGATAAGCTATGCAGAGGAATTAAAAGACCTCATGGCATACGACGACATTCAGGTGTCAGCCCGCATTAAGGTCGATGCCATCGAAAGAATCTCTCAGAAAATAAAGAAGAAAGTTTATCACTACACATCAAACGATTAACGACTATGAAGCATATCAAGTCAGATGCCATGCCGATTCTCGCAGAGGTTTATATGGAACAGAACGATGGAGACGTCGTTCAATCGTTCAAAGACATCAAGGAAATAGACGACCTACTGGGCATCGTAAAGGCAAAGAGCCTGATAAATCACTCAAAAGGGCGAAGGTCTAATAAAGAGAAGCGCTTTGATGAAGTGTTTAGAGCCAGGATCGCTGCTGGTGCCGAGGACAGAAAGATTAAACGAATTTAAACAAATTAGCGACTATGAACAAAGCAAGACGTAAGCAGCTGGAAGACCTAATCGACCAGCTTGGAACAATCAAAGACGGCATCGAGGCCGTTATGGACGAAGAACAGGAAGCCTTCGACAATATGCCCGAGGGCCTCCAGTACAGTGAGCGTGGCGATGCCATGCAGGAAAACATCGACAATCTCCAGTCGGCCATCGACAGTCTGGAGAGTGACGTCATCGACTATGTGCAACAAGTAATTGACGCATGAGTTATGGGAAGATTTGGATATTGCGACAGATGCAAGAATGACGGTAAATCGTGTTGCAACAGATGCTATCGTGGCAGCAACTACGAACACGATTGGGATAAAGGAGAAAGGGTAGGGCAGTATGGACCATACTAACCGAGTTTACGAACTTACCCTGCGGGCTAAAGACGGACGGGAGCGGCGCACACTGGCGTGGCTCCCAACCGAGGCGGTCAGGCAGGACTTCTACGAAAAAGCCCGCAAACGCGGGCTGGAGATTACCGAACAACGAATTGAACAAATTTAAACGAATACGACTATGAAAACAATCATCTGCAAATTCAAGTCTGAGGGTGCGGACATCCGAAAGGTGGCCATCCTCAATGATTCACTGTCCGAACTCAGCAAGTCGAAGAAAAACGAGGCCACGGATATATGTGGTCCTGAGTGTTACGACATTGGCGAGTGGTCCATCTACTTCTCCGTGTCAGACAAGCTCGGTTATGAGGTCGATTTCAAATGCGACCCAGACACTGGCCGTAAGACGCTTGTACCTGTACGGGCTATCACCTGGGGCGGCGAGGATGCCGGTGTGGTTATCGACTCGCAACTGGTCAACATTACAGTAAGATAACAAATAAATCCGATAACCCATGAAACAGAAATATCACTTTAAGATTTACCAATACAGTCCGAAGGAGCAGATCTTCGACGGGGAGATGACTTTCCAGGAGGCGCACCGCTTCTGCGACGAGCACGCTACATTTGAGCGGCGCGTAAACTACGAGGTGTTCAACGAGGCCATGCACCGTTGGGAGAACTACAAAGATACCTACCATGGTGGGCGAAAGGTCTATGACAAGCATGGTGATCTTTATCTGCTTGAACCAGATTACAGAGGTATGTGTGAACCCAAATCACAGCTTTTCCATCTGTGGTGTATTACTCCCGACGGAGACCGAAGGTTTATCCAGTCGTGCGCAACGGAAGAGCAGGCAAACAAGCGCCGTATTTTCCTGCAGACGGGATGTGACGAGTATCATTACGTCGTCGAGCCATCTGACATTGAACTTAAAAATATTCAATAACGCTTGCAAGAATAAAATAATCATCGTATCTTTGCAACGGCTACAGCGTAAACTATCATTAATTCATTAAGACCCCGGACTGATCGGTTAAACAGTTAAGACAATGACAAACGTATTTTTCATCACCTACGGCGGACGCGCCAACAACGGTAACACGTATGTACCCTACAAGGCAATAGCACATTCGGCTGACGAAGCTATTGCAGTGATTAACACCTGGAAGCCTTACGGACGTAAGAGCACGACGGAAAACATAGTCGTGAACGAGCGCACGGCAGAGAAGATCCGTGACCTGTTCCGCGACGGCTTCGGCAACTATCCCAGTGGAAAGCCACGCGCCTACGTTGGCTACCGTACCACGGGCTGCGGTGCATGGGAGATAGGTTTCCATCCCGCAATGGCCGACACGCTGGAGGAGCACGAGCGTATCTACAACGAGCGTCGCGAGGCAGCACGCCAGGATCGTATGCGCCAGGCAGAAGCCGCCAAGCAGCGTCGCATGGCTGAATTGCATGAGCAGAAGCCCGGCTGGTACCATGTTGAGTTGAACATTCGACTGATGGTGTTTGCCCGGCAAGGCAATGACTACATCGCTGACACCACCTTTACGGGTGACGTCATCGCCAACAGCGGCATGGATGCCTACGGCAAGGCCCTGCAACACATACAGGACCACCCCGAAGAATTGACCCATCGCGGCAACATCGCCACGCTCCACGCCTGGGGCGAGCCCGACAGCAGCGACTACTCCTTCACCTTCCTCGGTGTAAAGACCCACGAAGGATATAGCGTTGATAAATGGAATGAATGGAAGGAAAAAGGAGAAATATAACTATGATTAAGACCGACTTTACGCCCCATAGTCCTCAGAAGGACTATACGGCAACAATCAACCTGACGGGCACAAGTGCCGACCTGAGTGCCCTCTATGACCTGCTGCAGCGAACGGAGCCTGAGAACGACAGCGAGCGACGCATCAAAGACGATATGCTCCACGAACTGCGTTCTGCTCACGGCTGGCTGACAGACATGGAGGATATCGCTCGCCGAGTGAAAGAGAAGTAATAGCGGTTTCCGCTCACACCTAATACATATAACGTGCGCACACGCACGTAACACCGCATTAGTTGTCATAACTAATGATTTTTGAGTGGAAGCGTCCTTCGCTGTGATAGCGAGGGGCGCTTTTTTTGTATTCTGCAATTTCACTCTTCACTTTTCTTTCTGCTCCAACGAACCGGAAACAAAGTTTAAACTGCCTTCTGTGAAGTTATGGATGTTCATGTTGATCTGGCGTAGCAGCGCGTCGTGAGCAGAAAGAAGTTCTTCGTACTTTTTGCTGAGCTCCATGACGCTTTCTGATAGCGCCTTCATGTCTTGCTGCAACTGGTGTATTTCCGCGTGTGTGGTTTCAAGACTTGCTTTCGACGGTTTTGCATGCTCTTTCTTCGATTTAGGATTGGGGTCAATCAGAATCTCGAAAGGGTCTATTCGAAAAGCGTCGCAGGTCGTGAGAAATCGCGTCACAGGCGTGCGTCTTACACCCAACAAGGATTTTCGCAGGTTGTCGCGACTGACACCCGTTGCATCGGCGGCTCGTTGCCATGTGGTTTCCTGACGGCTGCTGACAAGTTCCTGTAACGCATCTGCGTCGTAGTAACAAGGCAGGTATGGGTCGGTCACGTAATCGTCGCGGTGGCCTATCAGGTCGGTTTTACCGGTTGAGAAAAACCGGCTTACAGGGATGTGCATGCCGTTGGAGATGGCAATGAGTTGCTGGATCGTGATGGCTGCAGGTTTCTGCATAATGGCATACCATGTGGTGCTTGCAATGCCAGAGGCTTGCATAATCTCTGCTGCCGTTGTGAATAGCACGGTACTTAGGCTGCTGATAAGTTTGGTGTTGAGTCTGTATTGATTCATAGCACTTCATTTTACAAAGTTAATATAATAAAATCCGAATAAAAACTTCTGAATTTGTTTTGTCGATTTCCGAAATTATTGTATCTTTGCAACAAAGTTACAACAATTTTTGAAAAGTCCCTTCCAAAAATGGTGGAAAAATCCATAAAAGACAAAACAATGAAGCGTTATTTCAAAAACTTATTTATTGCCTTGTTTGGCAACAATCCGTACCAGATGGAACTTGACCGGGTACGGGAGGAGTACGAGAAAACGACTGAGAAGGTCGCCCAACTCGAAGATATGTACTGGAAGTTTAAGGAACAGAAGGCTGAAATCGACAAACAGGTGACTGGCTATCAGACACTCGTGGAGAATCTTCGCCAGCGGCTGAAAGAAAAGGATGAACAGCTCTCACAGCTGAAACTGTCCCGTCAACAGCTTGTCGATGAACACCAGAAGCAAGTCGCTGCTTATAGCGAGACAATCGCTAAGCTACAGGGACAACTGAATAAGCAATAAGCGTCGCCAACATAGATGTTCTCGCAATGCCCGAGACTAAGGTCCTTGCATGACAGCCCGGAAAGACGGGCACCCCCAGGAGAAAGCCCGTAAGTGAGACCCACAGGAGCAACGGGATGTAACATTCCACTGAGCGCCGATTCGATTTCGGCCTCCTGGGCAAAAATAAATAGATTATGACACCAAAAAACATAAATTATCTCGCCCTTGCCCGTAATCCGAAGGGCATGACCATTGAGGAGATAGAACTGCTTATGGCGCAGTGCGCCGGTTTTGTTAAGATGATAACCGGTGCCGCCAACAATGCAGCACTCGTCGTGATGATGGACAGCCTGAACAAGATTGCCGACGTGAGGCCAAAGGACGAGTATATGGCACGCCCATGCTCTCCACACCCTAAATACAAGCATCAGGTAAAGCGCGACTTTGCCCGTGCGCTCGACGAATATAAGCGTTATCGCACGAACCTGATTCAACCTGCGCCTGGCATCGTTAAGTTTTTCAGGTTTCAGGACATGCCGGCAGAAGCCCGACGGAAATACGGTGTCGTGACCGATGCGCAGTATTTTGAGTTCTGGGAGGCTACGGGGGCGCTGGTCTATCAGAAGAGCCAGCCGCTTATTGGCTCGTTGTGGAACAAGTTCCGCCTGTCGATGCAGGCTCACGGCGTGCCATGCGCCGACCTTGTGGCGTGGGGATTGGTGGGTGAGACCGTCCTGAAACTTGCCGTCAATATCTTTGAGCGGACGATGTGCATCGTACATGAGGCATGCGAAGGACTGCTTTCAGAGAGCCAAGTCTTGCAGATCTACGCTCCGTTTTCACTTGAACGCATCTCTGCCGCATGGCAGCGGGCTCTCGTCGCACTGGCTCCTGAGACGGATGCCTATAGTCTCGACGAAGCCGAAGAACGCAACGTCGCGCTCGGTGTGGAACAGCTGGAGGAACTGTGGACGTCAACGGATCTGCCTTTCGATGCCACCATCAAGGCAGTTTATGACTACTCTGATGAGATATTTGCCACTAAGGGTTTTGCGAAGAAAGCCGTCAGGGAACTGACAGAGATGCGTAACGATGCGGTGCGTGAAGCTAAAAAAAATAGCAAATGAGAACACAATTATTACCGCATAATAAAGCAGCGTATCAGAAAGTCGTGAAGGCTTTCGAGGCAGCCGATCGCACCTGTGTAGTACACCCAACGGGTACGGGTAAGTCGTACCTGATGGCGGCGGTATCTGAAAGCTATAAGAACGTGCTGATACTCGGGCCTAATACGTTTGTGCTTAACCAGGTGCATAGTGTATTGGAGTGGCGTGACAGGCAGAAAGACGGCAAGGTGGAATATATGACATATTCTCTGCTGATGTTTACCGAAAACCCGCAAACGAATTATGACCTCATTTGCCTCGATGAGTTTCACCGTGCCGGAGCACCCGAATGGGGTGATGCCGTTGACCGCTTACTTAAAGTCAATCCGCAAGCAAAGGTTTTGGGAACAACGGCTACACCTATACGCTTTCTTGATGACAACCGTGATATGGCAGACGAACTGTTTGGCGGAAACATTGCCAGCTATATGTCATTGAAGGATGCTTGGGACAGGAATATCCTTGCCACCCCCCGTTTTGTGACAGGGCTGTTTGAGTTTGACAAGGTTGTTGATGATATAGAAAGGCGTATCAGTAAAAGCCGTAGTCTTGACATTAAAGAAAAGAAGGAGCGGTTGACACGTGTAAACAATCTTCGTCTTGACTGGGAACGCTCACAAGGTATGCCTGCCATTATCCAAAAACATATTGATGAAAAAGCTCGCCGAGTCATAGTGTTCTGCGGGAATGTGGAGCATTTGAAGGATATGGAGAAAACCGTAAAAAGTTGGTTTGTAAGTGCTGGATTCACAATAGCCGATATCTATACTGTTCACGGGTATATGGCAGACAAGGAGTTGAAAGAGCAAATGGACGGTTATGAAAACGATGACTATGAAGAAGGCATAAAAATCATGCTTAGCGTCAATATGCTTAATGAAGGTGTGCATATCCCCCGTATTAATGCTGTCATACTCCTTCGCACCACATCGTCGAAGATTATATATTTACAGCAGATTGGGCGGTGCTTGACGGCTGCAAATACGGATAAGCCCGTTATTCTCGATATGGTTGATAATATCACAACGACCAATCTTGTCCACCAAATACGGGATGGTTATGATTGGTATGAGCATCAACACATGAAAGATGAGAAGGAGAGCGAATACGAGCCACTTGGTTTTGTGGTTTACGATTATACGTTAGGCATAAAAGATGCTATTAGAAAACTGGTCCCGCAAGAAATAGTCTACGCCTCCTATGAGGAGAGGGTTTCCATTGTCACAGACTTTTGCGAGAAGAACGGGCGCACGCCCGTCCGTGGTGACGGTTTGGATGTGTTTCGGCATTATCACGTTCTCATTCAATGTTACGGCGACAGGCCGGAGGTGATAGCCTTGAGGGCAAAGTACGGTGTGGTAAAAGACTTTGAAACGAGACTTAAACGTTTTGTTGAATTTACAGACAAGTATGGAAGACTGCCTGTCAAGGTTACAGAACCAGATGATTATAGAAATTACGTGGCCCTTTGTACTCAACACATGAGAAATCCTGACAAGCGTTTTCAGGATTTGCTAGATAGATACAGGACACGTCTTCGTGATACCGACGATGAACTTCTTAAAAGATTTCTTGATTTTGTCGAGAAGAATGGCCGTCTTCCACGCAATAACCGTTTTGCGCCTAAAAGTGAGAATAAACTTCGTAGGCATGTAACCAACAGGCTTCTTGGTAATCCACAGGTTGCTGAGCTGTTTGAAAAGTATGAAAAGAAGAAAATACCTTTTTTTGAGAGATTAGAAAGATTAAAGGAATTTGTCGAGAAGAACGGGAGATTGCCTATAAAGAGTGAAGAGAGTGACTATAACAACTTTTGCCAGTTGCGTGTTGTTGACAAGAGAAGGCATGACAAAGAGCTTAAAGAAATCATCTACAAGTACGGAACTGTCAAGGATGACGAAAGTCTTAAACGGACGATTCTCGATTTTTACAATGAACATGGCCGTCTTCCGATGAAGAACAGGTCCAATGAAGAGGCTGCGCTCTACAAGAGGATGCGTGAACGTAAGAGCATACATGAAGACCCTGACATAGCCAGGCTTTTGGAAACAAGGAAGAAGTTCCTGACAGCTGATGAAGGAATTGTCAAGTTGCAGGAATATGTCAGAGAGCACAATAGTAAGCCGCATAGGAATGAGCACACTATGTATAATCTTTGGAACAGAATTATGAGAGAGAATATGGATGATCCAAGGGTTAAGGAGATGCATGAGAAGTATGATAAGCACGAATTCAACATGAAGGAATACATAGCGCCGCTAGCTGAGTATATAAGAGAAAACAAATGCCTCCCTACTGATAACAGTGTCCGCAACCTTTACGCTATCCTTTACAACATCAGGAAGAACTACCCGGAGCACCCGGATGTAAAGCCGTTGCTTGAAGAGATAGCGTCGTGGCCGTCTTATGGAGAGAAGATGCGTGCTAGCCATGACGATGAGGTTAAGAGACTTATTATCGGGTTTGTTGATAAGAATGGCCGTCTACCTGAAAAGAAAACGGATGAAATGTACCTTTACAAACAATGGAGGGCACGCCGTGACCGTCTTTGCGAAGACCCCGTTATGCAAGCCATTCGGGACAGGTACGAGAATAGACCTCTCAAATTTGAACAACGTTATGCACTTGTAAGGGATTGGTCGCTGGAGCATGATCGATTGCCAAACAGGAAAGATGGTGACATCTACCAAAAATATGAGACCTTGCGCCGCTCATATCTTAACACACCGGAGGTTCGGGCGTTGCATAGGAAGTATGCCGCACAGACGAACAAACGATCAATCAATATGGAGTTTCGTTTAGATCAGATAGAGGCATTTGCTGATTCTCATAACAGGCTGCCTAGTACCGCTCATAGTGATGAAATGCAGCTAGGGCGTTGGTGGGTGAACATTAAGAGACGTTACGGAACATATCAGCGGGTTACGGCACTTAAAGAGCGTTTCCCCATCCAAAACAGAATGTAACAGAGAAAGATATGGACATCGGACAAGCAATTAAGACGCTCCGGCAGGAGCATGGCATGACACAGACACAGTTTGCTGATCGGTGCGGCATGAGCCTTACGGCTGTCAGCAACCTGGAGACGGGTAAGGCGTACCCGCCGAAAAAGACCATCGGGAAGATCTGCGAGGTCTTCGGCATTCCTACGTCTTATTTCCTGCTGGCAAGCATCGAAGAAGAAGATATCCCCGAAGAGAAGCGCGTATTGTATCGCGCACTCCTCGAACCATTACGTAACGAATTATTACAGAAACCGTGACCGAAAGTAGATTTGATATACTGAATCAGCTGCAGCTCGTGGAAGTGTTGCGAGGATGGGGGTACGTACCGAGTCGCGAAGGCGACACGTCGGCATCGTACCTCTGTCCCTGGCACGACGATCACCGTCCGTCGCTGGTCGTTGACAAGGTGGTCCGGCAGGGTGCTACCGACCTTGGATTCAAGTGCTTTGCCTGTGGCGAGGAAGGATATGGTGCCGTTCAGCTTGCAGCAAGGCTGATGGGGTTCTCCGGAGGAATGGTACCGAAGGAAGACCTTCCCCGCGTGATGGCCGAACTGGCCACACGCTGCGACGTCTCGCTGCCCGATGATGAAACGGAGAAGAAATACATCGACACCCTGCGGACGTCGCTGTTCGGATGGAATGAGTTCCACGAACAGGAAAAACAGTATGCCGACTGGATTGGCGACGAACCGATATTCGAACCTGGCACCTGGACTGAAGAAGCCCTGAAAGCCCTTGGCTTGAAGGTTGAACTGGCCACCAGAAAGGCAAAGAAGTCGGATTACACGGAATATTCCGGGAAATCTGAAATAAAGGTGGGCGACATGCTTACGCAGTTCAATCCCGACACAGGCGAGGCACTTTACCGCTGCTCTTTGGGAAAAGACTTTTACCGTGGGGCACAGAAAGCCGAGACACACACGATAGCGGAATGGGGTGCTGAATTGGAAAGGCTGTTTGGCGTGAAGCCCGTCAGCCGCTTCATTCAGCGCGTGGAGCCGAAGAAGGGCGGGGCAGTGGTGCGCATCGTGCGGGCCACGAAAAACTATCCCATCTTCATGTTCCGCTATCCGTGGGGCACCAAGAAGTATGAGCCGAAGGATGTCTATGGCACGAACAAATGGACGTGGTGGGGCGTGAAGGAGGATTCAGACCTCTATCACCAGTGGTACGCTGACAGTGCGCTGACCGATGTGCTCACACCCGGCACGGCCACACCAGAACAGGACGAGCGCCATCCGTATGTAGCCGAGAAAGACAAGGACGGAAAGCCTACGGGTAAGGTGCGTTTTCGCCGGGTGGTACTATGCTCCGGTCCACGGGATGCCATTGCCGTGTGGTCGCATAGTAACGCTCATGTGGTGTGGCTACATTCCGAACAGGCTGGCTTTGACAAGCGAGGTGGTAACACACGCCCAAATCGTTGGCTTCGCGGATTCATCAAGAAACTGTTGGGCGTGACGGTCGAAGGAGGGCTCTACGTCTGCTATGACGAGGATGCAACCGGACTGGCAGCCAGTCAGGCCATCGCGCTCAACAACCCGCAGGTGCGCTGGCTCCGGCTTCCGAAAGAGCTTGGGCAGATTATTCAGCATAATCGGAATAATCAGAGTAGTCAGAATAAACTGAAGCCACTGAAGGACGTCACCGACTTCGTGACGCGCTTTTCAGAGGTGGAGGGCCGCATGCCCGCCGAGGTACAGCACGACGATCCCGTGGAATGGTTCGATAACGCACTCTTTGATACGCCTACCTGCCAGTTCTGGCAGTGGGAGAGCGAGCGAAAGGATGCTGATGGCACTGGCCGGGCAAGGTATAAGTTCGACCTTCGCAATACACCGGTATTTCTTCGTGCTCGCGGTATGGTTCGACGTGTCATGCAGCAGGGGAAATCGTCTTTCTCGCGTTTCTTCTTGCTTGGAAACGACAACACCTTTACGGAATGTTTCCCGGGGGAGAAAGGTAACAACAAACTGGTAGCGCAGGCCCGCGACATCATGGCCGAGTGGTTGCGTGCTCACAAAGAATACAACGACCCGAAAGGGGCTTTAAGCCGGGCCATTTATTCAGCAAAGTTGGAGCAGTCAACATTGGAGACCATCGAACAGAAGGAGTTTGACGAGAAGAGTTTCGGAGAAGACTTCGACCATTTCTTCTTCTCCAACTGTGCCGTGCGCGTTTCAGCCGATGACATCAAGACTGTGCCATACGGTCAGATGCAGCAATGGACCAACAGTGAGGCCATCATGGAAGGTAATTTCACGCTGCAGCGTCAGGCATGGCATGTGGTGGTGAATCCGCTATATGAGTCAGAACTGCTTAAACACGAGGAAATCATGCTGGCATCATCGACGCCTGATGAGCGGGCGCAGGAGAATATGCGATGGGATTCGTGGTCATCACTCTGGCATTATTTGCTGAAACTCGACAAACCAATGGAACAGATGCCGCCGCATTTCCGCTTCCTGTATAATACGTCTCGTATTTTCTGGGAGAAAGAGGCGGGAGGTGCAGAGCTTACCGTCACGGAAAAGCAGGTGCAGGATATGTATATGATAGCTATGCTGCATGCACTCGGATCCGCACTTATTCGCCACCGTTCGGCCAACCGCCAGCAGTTCCTCCACATAACAGATAACGGCACGCGCCGCGAAGACCTTGCAAGTGGAGGAACTGGAAAGACGGTCATTCTGGAATTGCTCGGGCTCATGCGCCGCGTGCTTAGGATTGACGGAAAGGCTCTCGAAGACGGTAACGTCAAACTCACGCAGGAGCTGGACAAGGTGATTCCCGGTCTCCATACCATCATTGCCATCGACGAGCTGCCGCAGGGATTTTCCCCAAAGACGCTCTATAACTACACACTGAGTATCACCTCTCGCGGACTGTACCGGTCGTCGGTGGTCCTGGAGGGCGATGATTTGCCGAAATTCGTCGTTGCCAGCAACGAACAGCTCGACCTTAGCAGCGACTCCACCTCGCGCCGTACCTATCAGGTGCTTGTCAGCGACTGGTATCATCCACGCTCCATGGACGGATCACGACCCGCACATACTCCTGCCGATGACTTCCGCCGGGAAGGGATGAAGGAGGTAGCCCGCAACCTCAGTCCGTCGCTGCTCAACGAGGCTCGTAACCTGTTGCTCGGATGTGTACAGCTCTTTTTCCAATTCCCGGAAGAGACCATCCACCCGCCAAAGGATAGCAGGGCTCTGCTGAGACAGGCGCTTGCTTCATCTAAGGACGAACAGTTCACACGGTGGATTGCAGGGTATCTGTTGGATAAACGACACCTTGCCACCCCTATCGCACAGCGTGAACTCGCCATTTCGCTGCTCGACTATTGCGGAATTACCGTCGGCGAGAAAACCGTCAAGGCAGCCTACAAGCGCATCCGCGACAACTTGGCCGACTATATACGCACCAGCATCTATGTGGTTAACCCGCCAGTGGTACTGATAACACCTACTGACCGTGAGAAGGGGTTTCGCCGTTGCGCCGCATGGCAGCACCCCATGAATCCAGACGGAACCATACAGACCGACAAGGAGGGCAACCGGCTGCCTCGGGTGCTGGAGAAATTGAAACAGCCACGCACCTATTACTTCTACAGGAAAAGCCAGGTGCCACGCCATTTCTACGACCCGGCACACGAAGGCGATAAGGACTACGTGCAGGCTGCTCCGGAAATCGATCCAGAAAGCAAAGATAATAAGAATGACGAAGATTAGTTTACACAGTTTTACCGTTATCCGCAATTCCTGTATCACAGGCAAGGCGGTATGGATTTACCGGGGGCCTTCCAGGCATGCAGCATGGAAAGCCTATCGGCGTGCTTGTATCAGGGAGGTTGAGCGCATGCGCAACTGGTCACAGGCGGCAGCGCAGCGAAGGGAGAACATCAGACGGATGCTCAACGAATGCTTGGCCGACAAACCTTTCACAGACATACTTCCCGATCAACAGAAGACAGCTGCACGGCAACTGATCGCCTTATCGAAGGAAAGCGGTTCCTGCTATTGTGATTTTTATAATCACATTATGGAAGAACGCCGACGGAAAAAGAATAAAATTTAAAGAACCGCAATTATGATAAATAAGTAAGAACAATGGAACAGACAAAAAAATCTATTGAGGCTATCCGCATCTCGCCAGCCTCTCCCTACTACGACCGACTGCGGTCACTCAACATCGAACTCGACTTCGTGCCTTTCGGCTCACCGGAATGGCATTATCTTACACGAGAGGTAGAAGAAATGGAACGACGCGCTTTGCAGCACATGGATCTGGCACGGCGCGTGGAGATTCTAATGTGATATTATGAGCAAGCAGGATTCTATTAAGACAGAAGGCTGCGTCACCGAGGCATTGGGTGGCGACCGTTTCCGGGTACAGTTAGATAACGGTGCCATGATCCTCGGCACGCTCTCCGGACGTATGCGCAACCAGCATATCCGCGTCCTGGTTGGCGACCGCGTGGAGGTGCAACTGTCACCCTACGACATGACACGTGGGAGAATATCATACCGGTTTAATGTGAAAAGACAACGATCATGAATAAACACCTTGATCTTACAATCGACTTTGAGACCTGCGCCCTTTCAGCCAATGCGGCTCCGATGCAGGTAGCCGTGGTGCCTTGGCTCCGCGATAACGATACCGACCCGTTTTGCAACGAAGAGGAATTGGAGCCTTACGGCTATTGTGTGGACCTGCGTACATGTGTGGTTGAAGGCTTTGATTTTGATCCTGATACCCTCAAATGGTGGACCAACCAGAGTGAAGCGGTGAAAAAATCCGTGACTGCCAACACACCGTTCCCGGTTCAGAATCTGGCATACGACCTACTTTCCCGCTATGTCAAAGTAATCGTAGAAAAGTATCAACTTGAAAGCGTCTGCCTATGGTGTCAGGGTATGGATGTGGATATCGCCATCCTCCGTAACCTCTGCCGCAAGTATCATCAAGACTTGGAAAGCATCGTGCCGCACACCAGCTTCCGTGATAGCCGCACCATCATCCTCGAAGCCGCATTGATAGAAGCGGAGCGTAGCATGAATGGAACAGGAACAAAAGCAAACGGGGTGGCACTTCCGTTTCAGATTCTTCAAAATCCTTCATTGGCTTACAAACTTTACGCCCCTCTCCCGAAGAGATACGCCCGGGGTAGCGAAGCTCACGATGCTCTCTATGATGCCATGCGCTCTTCATGGTACACCTGGCAAGCCTTGAAATGGCTACGTCAACTCATACCCTATTCCTTTATGTCATAGCGGCCATATAAATACACTTTAAAAAATCACTAATATGCAAACATTACAAATCATACTGACTATCGTTTCCATCCTCGCCTATTTGGCAACTTCCTACATGGCCATTATGGCTTTCTTTTACTTGCGGCATCTTAAAAAGAATAAAGAAGTGCTGCGAGAAGTCCTGAAGAGGTTGCTTATGTTGAGCATCGCCAACGAAGTGAGGGAAAACATGCGAGATGTAAACGAGATGAAAATTGATTTTCAGCGGCTTATTGAAAACGAGCAGTTTGAGGATGCCGAACAACTAAAAAAAATCATCTCCAGAGTAGAAGGAAGAGTTAAACGTATGATAGACGAACTGAATGACGGACTCGGCGACGGGAAAGTAGAACAAGTCATCATCAAAACTATTAAAGACGATAATTTGTGATTAAGAACAAAGTAAAGAATAAAGTCATGATCAACTTATTATACATCGACCTCTTCTGCGGCGCCGGTGGAACATCCTCCGGTGTGGAATACGCCCGTGTGAACGGCGAGAAATGCGCCAAGGTGGTAGCCTGTGTCAACCACGACCGTAATGCCATTCTCTCCCATCAGGCCAACCACCCCGATGCCCTCCACTTCACCGAGGACATCCGCACACTCGAACTCTCCCCCATGGTAGAGCACCTGCACCGCATGAAGACCGAATATCCCGACGCCTATGTGGTGTTGTGGGCCAGTCTCGAATGCACCAACTTCAGCCGCGCCAAGGGAGGCCAGCCCCGCGATGCCGACTCCCGCACGCTCGCCGAACACCTCTTCCGCTACATCGAGGCCCTGCAGCCCGACTACATGCAAATCGAGAACGTCGAGGAATTTATGTGCTGGGGCGAGTTAGACGAGAACGGAAAACCCATCTCCCGGCATAAAGGCTCCTCCTACCTCCGCTGGGTGCGCCACGTCTGCGAGTATGGCTACACCTACGACTGGCACCTGCTGAATGCCGCCGACTTCGGGGCCTACACCTCCCGCAAGCGTTTCTTCGGACAGTTCGCACGTAAGAGCCTCCCCATCGCCTTCCCCGCTCAGACCCACGCCAAGGCCACCGTGCCGTCTGGTTCTCCAGACGGAAGAACCCTCTTCCCCGACCAGTACAGCCCATGGAAACCCGTCCGTGAAGTCCTCGACCTGCAGGACGAAGGCAGCAGCATCTTCACCCGCAGCAAACCCCTCTGCGAAAAAACCTTGGAGCGCATCTATGCGGGCCTGGTAAAGTTCGTGGCCGGAGGCAAAAACAATGCCGACGCATGGATCCTGAAATACAACTCCACCAATCAGGACGGCCACCACAACCCGCCCGGCATTGACGAGCCCTGCCCCGTCGTTGCCGTTCAGAACCGCCTCGGTCTGGTGAAGTGCCGTTTCCTCTCCAAGCAGTTTAGTGGCGACCCAATGTCCAAGAACCAGAGCATCGACCGTCCGGCAGGTACCATCACCTGCAAGGACCATCACGCCTTCGTCACCGCCTACTACGGCAATGGCTTCAATTCCAGCGTTGACGAGCCCGCTCCCACAGTCACCACCAAAGACCGCCTGAGCATTGTCAACTGTCAGTTCCTCGACAGCCAGTATGGCAAAGGAAAGCCTTCCAGTATAGACTCCCCTGCCCCGACGGTGGTCAACACCCCCAAGCAGAGCCTGGTCAGTGTCAAGCCTTGGATAATGAATACCAATTTTGGCAATATAGGCAGTTCCGTTGATGACCCTTCTCCGGTTATTACGGCAAACAGAAAGTGGCACTATCTGATGAACCCTCAGTTTGCAAGCAAAGGAGGCTCTGTTGACAACCCCTGTTTCACCCTCATTGCCCGTATGGACAAGATGCCACCCTACCTGGTATCCACCGTGCCCGAAGGATCTCCTTCGGGAGAGCCCCAGCTCGCCATCGCCGTCTACGATACCGATAGCCCCATGACGCGCAAGGTCAAGCAGTTCATGGCAGCCTACGGCCTCATTGATATCCGAATGCGCATGCTGAAAATCTCAGAGCTCAAACGCATCATGGGCTTTCCTGATTCCTACATCCTCGTCGGCACCCAGGCCGAGCAGAAGAAATACATCGGCAACGCCGTGGAGGTCAACATGTCCCGCGTCCTCTGCGAAGCCCTCTCCCGTCGCTTGCTACGCGAAAAGAAAGTTGCAGTTTAATAACGTGGTTCGCATGATTCTCCCACCTCTTCCCAAATCCTGGTCCTCGCTCTCATGGCAGCAGCTGTGCTTGTGCTGGCAGGCAAAGATACGCTACGGCGGCAATCCCGACGTGGCACGTGTCGCCGCACTTCTCTCGCTGTGCAATTTAACCGTAAGTCGCAACTTTGTTGCGACCAACAAGACAACCGGCGAAACCCTCTATCACCTGGAGGGAGAGAATGGTGCCTGCTATTCCATTACCCCCCGCGAGGCTGCACAGATGGCGAAGCAGGCTCTCCCCTGGTTCGACTGGCCCTACGGAGATCCGGGCGAGAAGGAAGAGCGCGACGAGAAAGGAAACATCGTGAAAGAACGGCGCGAGGCCGTCGGCGGCTATGTCAGTAACATGCAAGATGCCTTGATATTACCTATCGACACATTGACTGTTTGTCGTGGGAAAGTGATTCTTCACTCCATTCCCGAGCAATGCTCGCCTACCCGTAGCCTTTCACTCTTCACTCTTCACTCAAAGACGTTCGCCCTCCCCCAGGTAGCCTGCAATAACCTTACATGGCAGCAGTACAGGGCATTGCAGACCATCACACCGCAGCTGTTTTCCGAGAACGTTACCGACGAACAGGCTCTTGACTTGCAGGCGCAGTTCCTTGCCCACTGTCTTGTTCCTCGCACACGGGCGTTACTCGATACTTCCGGAGGCAGCATCCGCATCCGTCCGCACTACGAATATCGCTACAATGCTGAACAGGCCGAAGGTATGGTGAAGTGGTGGAAGAAAAACCTGAAACGCGGAATCCGCGAAGATTCTTCACTCTCCTCTCTCCACTCTCCACTCTCCTCTCTCTTCCACATCTGCCTCCAGTGCTACCAGACAGCCCTCACCTACTATGCCATCGCCTATCCCCTACTCTTCAGCGGAGAGAGCAAAAGCAGTCAGGTGCGCGATGCCTTGCAGGGCGAGGTGGGAACCATCAACACCATTATGAAGTATGCGGGCTATGCCGAGCAGCAGCAGGTGTATGACAGCAACCTCCCTTTCATCCTCGATATCCTGAACACCATGACAAAGGAGGCCAAGGAAATAGAGAAAATGAACAGTAAAATGAAAAAGAAATAAATCAAATCAGTTATGAAGAAAATATCATTCAGCGAGCGTTACGGTCTACAGCAGGCCGTCATAGACGGTACCAAAACCATGACCCGCCGCATCATTCCCATAGGGTTGTACAATCAAACGGATTGGAAAGCTGTTGAGC